CCCACATTTTGGGGGTATTGTCAAGTGGTTTCTGCTATAGCAGTCTCTAGCATTACAATACCAGCAATAGCCTGGTCAAACTCTTCCCAAGTCTCGAAGGTTAGTTCTATCATTATTACCACTTTCTCTTAGTGCCAAGTGACTTGGCTAGTCTGATTAGGCTAGTGACTTCCTTGATTTCACTATCGCTTGGCTCTCTATCGCCAATCAGTTGAATCATTAGGTCAACCTCACGCTCAACCTCTGCTAGGTTTAGAACATCTAGTTTTCTGAATCTCATCTGTTATCCTTTCTGGCTTTAGCCTAACACATACCTCTGACATTTATTGAAACATCTTGGCCACGATCAGCAGGGTAGCGAATGCACCCATCCACAACATGATATCAACAATCATTAGTTAGCACCAATCGCAATGATAGTACCATCGTTTAGGGTTGCCTTGAATCCCTGAATCTTCATTGCCCAATACTGCTTGGTGTAGAAACCAATGACGCTTGCCTTGTGCTCAGGGTCATAGCTTGGGTAAATCTTTGAGTTGTCGTTTAGGGTTACTTCTACGTTCATTTCTTTTCCTTTCCTAACTGTTTAAATACTAATACAGGGGTAGGACATTGTCAAGTTTAGATAAGCATTATTTGATAACAAAATTATAACGAAGGGGGCCCTAGTACTAAACAAGAAGGGTGGCTGGGTATTATATACCTGGTTTGCCTTGTGTGCGGACTAAGATTTGTAACAATTTTATAACAAACCTGTATCGTACATCTTTGCAAAATATTCAGATTTTCACAAAAGTGGTTTTTAAAAATTTTTTCAGATTCGCTGCGGTATAATAGAACCAGATGTCACTAGAAAAAATATTTGTATCCATAGCATCCTACAGAGACTTAGAACTTTATCCTACTGTAGAAAATTTGCTGCGTCAAGCCAGGTATCCAGAAAGAATTTTTATATCTCTAGTGGTCCAGGACAGAATATTTCCTGATTTCACAGAATTATTCAACAAATATCCAATCGCAGGACATAGATATGTCAAAATTGACTACACAAATGCAAAAGGTGTAGGTTTTGCAAGGGCAAAAGCACAAGAAGCCCTAATAACCAAGTACAAATACTACTTTCAGGTAGATTCTCACTCTAGATTTACAGAACATTGGGACGTAAAAGCTATTTCTGATCACAAAAGGCTATCTGAAATCTGGGGTAACGTACTTTTAAGCACTTATCCACCTAGATATGACATAAATGACGACGGTACAGAGACAACTTATGACTCATATGTCCCAGTAGTACGTGTAAAAGAGACAAATGACATAGTAAAGTTCGAACCAGAGTATTTTGAAACGTCTGTAGACACAAAAAATGGTTTTTACACAGGATATTTCACTGGTGGACAAACTTTTGGCTTGACAGAAGACATTTTACTAGCTAGATATGATCCAGACATCTATTTTTGGGGGGAAGAGCAAACATTATCCCTAAGATTCTTTGAACAAGGTATAAACATAGTAGCTCCACCAAGAAACTACGTATTTCATGATTACGAAGGAACAAGAAGAGTAAGACACTGGGATTCAAATACAATTCAAGAAATGTACAGGAGTCGTTCTGATCAAAGAATTAGAAGGTTTTTTAAAGGTCGGCTAGAAGAGTTTGGTATCACAGATGTTGGAATTATCGAAGAATACAAAAAGATGTTAATTCAATTTGGTCATAATGTCGAGGGTACATAATCAGCTCCGCTGATCAGAAAAGTCCCTACCACTTACCAACAGGACACTTTGCCTTCTTGAGTGTAGTCTTTAAAGTCATAAAGCATCCACACTTAGTGCAACGTTCTCCTGTTTTTGAGAAAAATGGACATGTTCTGCAAATCTCCATACGATATGCTTTTAATTCTTCTTCTGACCTAGGTTGGTTTGGGTTAAACAGGTCAAGAAAGCTTACGTCTTTTTCTTTATTATCCATGTATTAAGTATATCAGGGATATTAGATTTGTTGCACATATACCACATGTTGTGGTTTGGTGTGCATTGGTACTCTATATTTGCCGACGAACTTAAATACCGCCGAGATTTTTAAAAAATAAGATTATAATTGTTATATTATGTCAATCGAATCTTGGATCGGAATTATTGTAGGAATTTCCACCATTATCACATCCGCAGGCCTAGGGGTTCGTTGGCTAACCAAACACTACTTTGACGAAATCAAGCATGAATTGAAGCCAAATAGTGGATCTAGCATGAAAGATCAAGTCACAAGGCTTGAAGAGAAAACAGAAAAGCTAGAGACAAAGATTGATGACCTTTACGATAAGCTAATAAATTATTTAGCTAACAAATAGACAAAAGCTAGATATCTATATATAATATATATTTATATATAAGTTATACTAACTAGCTAGTTATATTTAATATTTATTAATAATATATATACTACCAAACTCTGACTCGATGTCAAGTACTTTTTAGGTAACTCTTTTATAACAATTAATGTTATATATGTTTATACAGAATAATCTTTTATTTTCCTGACTTATTACAGAATAATATTCGTTGACGTTACTATTATGTTATAATTTATATCTGACTAGCACTTAGGATGTCTCTCATACCCACCCCTGAGTGCTAGTCTTTTTTTATTTATTTTAGTGGTATAATGTAGATACTATGACATCTGCTTGTGCTCCCGAAATTTTTGGTGCTGACCCAGTCAACATTAAGTGGCAAATTGTAAGAGGCGATACCTCTCCACTTAGAGTTGAGTTCTATGAAAATGATGAGGTTACACCCTATGATACAGCTGGTTGGCAGTATGCTGCTACAGCTTATGACTTCCGTGGCGATGTCCTAGACGAATTAGAAATAACACCTGGTAGCGGTTTTGTAGAAATCGTGGCACCAGCAGAAATAACGGCACTATGGGGAACAGGATATTCTAACGTAGTAGCCGAATTGGCTTTTGATCTTCAAGTTATCGTTGCAAACGATACTGTTTGGACTCCTGTTATTGGAACCATTACTGTGCTTGGGGATGTTACAGGAGGTAGTTTATAATGCCAACAATTAAAGTTGTACCATTCCCTGGTGCCCCTGGACCGCAGGGACCAAGAGGTTTTCAAGGAATTCAAGGTGAGCAAGGCCTTACTGGGCCAATGGGTCCTGCAGGAGACGCAACTGCTTACACACCAGCTAATCCATCAGACTGGAATCCAGCTCCAACAACAATCGCAGAAGCCTTAGATCAGGTTGCACAGCGTATCTCAGCAATAGAAAATTCTTAAAGCCTGGGATAATTGATGTATGTCAACATCTAAGAATATGGACTTCCCAACTGTATCAAAAAAGAACTATGCTGCTAAGGTAGAGGAGTCACGCTCGTCTGAATCCGTTGCTCCAGAGATTCCAAATGTTGTTTATTTGCCTATTGCAGGTCCAGAAGGTCCAAGAGGTCAAAAGGGTGACACTGGTCCCAAAGGTGATCAGGGTCCAAAGGGAGAGCGTGGAGCTCCAGGAAAAGATGGCAAAGACGGTAAGCCAGGAAAAGACGGAGCTTCTTCATTTCCAGTCTACGGTCAAAAATCAGGTTGGGCTATGTATGTTAACCAAAATAACAACATGTCTAGGCTTGGTGCAGATAGAGGTGAAGACGGCTGGGTAGCATTATCTATTAACGACCTATCTGACGCATCTGTCGAAGATTACCTTCCAGAGAATGGAGTATCTCTTTATAGCACTGAGTTCAAAAGAATTAATCTTAAAAACCTTAAGATAGGCTCTCAAGTTCAGATAACTTACGGCTTTGAGATAACCACACTTTCTTCAAATACAGAAGTTTGGTGTAGGTCTGTTCTTCCTGGATCTGGAATGTCGTCTACGTCTCTTGTTGGCAACCTGAAGTATGAGTACGTTTATGACTTTTCAGTAACGCACAACATAGTTTTGACTAATGAAGGTGATAGAATTAGTGGTGTAATACCGCAGGTGCGAACAGACAATGACTGTTTAGGTATTTTAAAATCTATCTATGTTTCAGTCTTCTAACATGCTATAATATTACAAGGAGCAAGCATGGCATTTCCAGCAACTTACAATTTTAGTTATTACAAGGGCGACACCCTTGAATTTCGAGCATACCCAAAGGATAATTCTGGCTTGCCGTTTAGCCTAGAAGGGTATGAGGTATCTTTTACAATCTCAACAGCTAGAGGGTCTGATGGTCTTGCAAACCAGGTATCTGCATTCGCATCTATCGTAGACAACGCAAGCATTTTGTGTGCTATTAGACCACAAGACAGCCTAGAGCTAGCAAATGCAGCTTCTTATGTGTACGACGTTGAAATCCGAAAAGTAGATGCTACACCATACCCACTCGTATACACGATTTTGACAGGAACGATCACTGTTGAAGACCAGGTAACTGATATTCAGGTATCACTACCAGAAGGTCCTACAAACCTAGTCGTATCAGAATCTGCAGGTGTGGTCACGATCAACTGGGACGCTCCAACAGCTGGAGATCAGCCAACAGGATACAACGTATACGGTAAGTCAGATGCTCTTGGTCTAACAAGTTATGTCCTTGTAGCAACTGTTCCAGCACCGTCAACAATTTATGAGCTATCTTCTGTTATGGGCATTCCTCTTACTCCAGGAATCCAGTATGAGGTAAAGGTTACATCATATAACTCTGCTGGTGAAAACACCACAGACTTTGTTACTGACGAGATTACGGTGGCAGTATAATGACAAACCCAGCAGTAGGATCAATCGACATATCCGTTCTTGGTGGACCATCTACCATCAACCTAGATGTTGACTTTGGTCCAACTGGTGTTCGTGGAAGCAGAATTTTTGGTGTTTCTGCAGACCCAAGACTGTCTACTACTCCAAAGCCAATCGAAGTCATGAATTACGATCTTGGAATTGTTATTACGCCTTCTGCACCAGACTACCTTTCCGTGTATCAAAAAACTGGAACATCTCCAGAAGACTGGGATGCTTTTGCAGCATTGTACCCAAATTTTTATGCTGACAAGAAAACAGTATCCTTTAACTCACAAGGTGTTGGAACTTTTACAATCATTGCATCCAGCGTATTCACGGTTCCTGCATACCTTCTTGCTATGTTCAATGTTTTTTATCAAATTGAAAATGCCAACCCGATATCTTCTTCTATGAATCTTTCACTAGACCAGAGCGGAAATCAGCAAGTCCTGACAGTGACTATTAAGGCAATTGAGTACAACGGAACCGCTTGGTCAGCTCTTCAGGGAGATAAGACGGTTCACGTATTTTCGACGGTGGTTTAGGGGGTATAAATGTCAGAAGAAATTGGATCAATTTTCCCAACTCAGGTTCCATCATATAGCGATGCTGCAGACATTAGGAGAGCCTTCAACCTTTATCACTATGGGTCTCAGGATGTTCCAACACAATCTTCGTCAATTGTACGAAACTCTATAGCTGGAGAGCTCAACAGCATCAATGAAAGAATAGCTACGCTTGAAACAGCTGGCTCTGATATATCTCAGCTATTATCTACACAAAGCTTAGACGAAATTGTTCAAAGCGGAATCTACCACTCGATTGAGTCTCCAACAATTGCGTTAAAATACCCAACTACCACTTCTGGAATTTTGTTTGTGTATAAGCATGTTCTTGGTATTAATACTCTTGTGTATCAAAACTACCAGACAAATCACACAACTACAAATCTATACTGGAGAGCTGGATACCTTTCTGGAACTTCTTATGTTTGGTCTTCTTGGTCAACAGCATCTAAAGATGGTCACACTCACAGCGAGTACGTAACGTCAACAACCTTGAACAATAGGGTTTCTCAGACTCTGACAGCTTCTAGGGCAGCTGTAGTTGATTCATCTGGAAAGGTAAACTCTTCAACATCTATTACAGAGCTAGAGCTAAACCAGCTTGACGGAATATCTACTGCTGCTACAATTCAAGCACAGCTAAACGACAAGGCAGCATTATCTCATAATCATGATGGTACATATCACAAGATCGGTGAACAGCCACGTATTTATGTAACTAGCCAAGAGCCAACAGGAGCTGTCGTAGGCGATCTTTGGATATACTAGGGGGACTAAATGCCATATTTTTATTGGAGCAATCAGTCAACCATATATAGGACTACTGGATATTCTGATGCTAGTCCAAGAAACACTATAACTATACCTCTGGGTAGGGCTTCATACTTATATACAACTGGTGGTACAAATAACCCAATCTGGATTCAGCAAGCCAAGATGTATCTTGCAGGTAGGGGTGGAACTAGGACAGCATCTCTAGTTATTGGAAATTCTACAAGTTCAAGCTTTTCTCTTGCTAACGTTGGAACAGGTACAACAGAACCACAGGCTGTAGATATTGGTTGGAAGAATGTAGACTATAAATATTCTGGAACTTCTGCAGCGTCAATTTCTGTTGGATATAATACAAACGGAAGTACGTTTTTCGGAAGGTATGGAACTACTGCAGACACAACAACTTTGTGGGGAAGATGTTTTTATACTCAGGTTCCAACAGCTCCAACAAGCGTCACAGCGTCATCTCTAGCTGCAAACTCTATGACGGTGTCATGGTCTACACCAAGTGATGATGGTGGTTCACCAGTTTCTGGCTATGTTGTGCACATATCTACATCTTCATCATTTTCTTCTATAACTCTGGCAGATGTTGGAAGCACTACATTTTCTGCACAGTTCACTGGCCTGACTTCAGGAACAACTTATTATGCTAGAGTTTTTGCATACAACGAAACGCATTATAATTTTCAAAACTATCCAATGTCAGTTTCTTCATCAATAGCTTCTTCTGTTATTTCTGCCCCAGCAGCACCAACCTGGACAACAGACACAACTCTTCCAGTTGCTCAAATAAACTCATCCTACTCAACCTCTGTTTCTGCAACGAATACGAATGCAGATGGATACTCAAAAATCTCTGGTGATTCTTGGATATCTGTATCTAGCAGCGGTAATGTATCTGGAACTGCTCCATCATCTGTAGGAACTTCATCTGTAACTATTAGGGCGACAGGACCAGGAGGATCTTCCGATAGGACATTCTCTATCCCAGTTGATGGCCCAGCCCCATCTTGGAATACTTCATCAGCTTTACCTAACGTAAATGTGTCAACATATTACTCGACACAACTTTCTGCATCCAATACATCGTCATATTCAAAGTTGTCTGGTGGCACCAATGATTCTTGGGTATCAGTTTCATCGTCGGGCCTTGTAACTGGTACCTCTCCATCAAGCCCATCATCTGTATCTTTTACAGTAAGGGCTACAGGAAACAATAAAAATACTGATAGGACATTTACTTTAGATGTTGTTCAGCCATCACCATCTTGGATAACTGGAACCACGCTCCCTTCTGCACAGCAGTCAGTATCGTATTCTACTAATGTATCTGCATCATACACCTCGTCATACTCTAAGGTTAGTGGTGACTCTTGGATTTCTGTATCCTCTTCTGGAACGATATCTGGAACTCCAACAGCTTCTGGTTCTGCATCTGTAACGGTTCGTGCTACAGGACCAACTGGGCTAACATCAGATAGAACCTTTTCAATATCAGTAGAGTCTGCACCAGTGCCAACGTGGAACACGTCATCGCCACTACCAAGTGTGGTAGTTGGAACAGCATACAACACATCAGTGTCAGCTACAAATGCTCAAACATACTCTAAGCTACCTGGTGGCACTAACGATTCTTGGGTGACTGTTTCGTCTAGCGGTCAGGTTTTTGGATCTCCTCCAGAAATTGGCACTACTATAGTAAAGATTCGAGCCACATCTTCACTAGGCTTGACATCCGACAAAGACTTTTCTATTACAGTGAATGCACCGCTACCAGCTTGGGTAACTGGCTCAACTCTAACAGGTGGCAAATCTAACGTTGCTTATTCTGCTACCCTAGTTGCTTCAAACACAACTTCGTATGCAACTTCTGGAACTGTCCCATCCTGGATAGCTCTGAACACTTCTACGGGTCAATTAAGCGGTACTCCAACTCAAGAGGGAACATACTCTATAACAGTTATACCATCTGGCCCAGGTGGGGTAGGTCCAAGTAGAACCTTCTCAATTACAATTGCATCTGCTTCACCAGAGTGGATTGACTCAACATTACAAAATACTTTTGCAGTTTTAAATACGCCATACTCTGACGGATTCTCTGCATCAAATGTTACATCCTCTAGCGGTTATTTAATTACTGGGCTCCCAACAGGTATGACATACAGCTCAAGTACTGGTGCAATATCTGGTTCTCCAACTCAGACTGGTGCTTTTACAGTACAAGTAACAGCATTCGGTATTGATGGCACTACAATTACTTCCAGTGCTCCGCTTACTGTATTCTACCCTGGAGAAAGAAAAGGTCTTTCTGGAACATGGTCAAATATATCAGATATGAAACGGTTTAATGGAACTGTTTGGGTACCAGTACAGTTTGTTAAGAGAAAGACATCTTCTGGTTGGGAAAATGCTTCTAATTAGGAAAGTCTTTAATAATTAGCTTGGCACTATTTTTCGTAGACCAAGCACTCCAATTTTTCCCACCATTAGACATCTGATAAGCAATCTTTGCATTTATTAGAGGATCAAACAAGTCTTTTTCAGAACCTAGACCGTACTTTTCCACCCTGTTATCTCCTAGTGAGCCAGACATGTTTATTTGAAATAGCCCGTAGCAGTCGCTAGACTTGTTGTATGCCATAGGACGCTTAGTGGATTCCTTAACTGCAATTGCCCAGGCATACTTCAATGAACTTCCAGAAAAGCCAGCTTCACGAAGAATAGATATTAATTCTTTATCTGATAGCATATGTTTTGGATCATATATAGCCTCTACAATCTTATACTCTCCACGCTCGAAATTAATCTCTTGTGAGGAGTAGGGCACTGTTAGCTTTTGCATTTCAGTATTAGCTGGCTGCCCCACTATGCTAGAAGCAGTTAGTGAGACAACCATGCTAATTGAACCAAATAAAATGTTAGTGTTCATTAATTTTTTATTACCCTTACAAAAGAAATTTCACTTTGTGCAAACCAGCTATCAGTTAGCTTAATAATTTCAGTCTTGGTTCCTGGCTTTCTTGCGTGTACAACTTTGCCATTTCCAATATAAATGCCAACATGATAATACTTTTCAGAATTAAGGTGCTTAAAAGCCACAATGTCTCCAGGTTTTGGGGTAGAGACATGGGTTCCTGCATATCTAGCCTGTTTGCTAGCAGAATGTTCTAGCTCAACGCCAAGTCCTTCATAGAACCATCTAGTAAGCCCAGAGCAGTCCCATCCAGACGGAGAAGATCCACTGAAAATATATGGAACACGGTTAACGTATTTCTTTAGCTGCTTGATTCTTTTTTCAAGAGCAACGGCGTTTTTTTGTTTGGCAACGCTCTCAGCCATTTTAGCGATGTTTAGCTCACGCTCTTGCTTTACTGCTATCGAGTAGTTTATTACACTTTGCTGTTTTATATTTGTATTAACGCTTTGGGCGTTATGTCGAATATCTCCAACAGCGATTGATGCAGAACAGCTAACAACTAGCAGCCCTGCGATTCCTAGTATTGCAATCTTCTTCAAGTTGCACCTCCTAAAGCAAAAAGCACCTTTTTTAAGGGTGCCGTTCGGTTGTCTAAATAGTTTAGCACGATTTTGGTTAAAAATCAACTGAAATCCTATGTTATAATTAAACAATGGCAACGCTAAGAGGTTCAGCCTCATCTTACGACATTGGGAATGTACCCCCAAGAATTAATTGGACTATTGTTCGAGGTGACACAGCCTCATTCAGGGTATATGTAACTGACGACAATAAAGAGGCACTAAATATTCCAGACTGGAATATCTCTATGCAGATTAAAAGACCAAACCTAGCAGCTAACCTTGGTAAGATAACCGATGACGCTACGCTAGTTCTTGACCTTACTCCGTCTGCAGACAGCGATGATCTAGCAGGAGAGTTTACGGTTTCTCTTACAGCTGCACAGTCAGCGATACTTCAAACTGGAGATATTTTTGATATTGAGCTATCCCTTCCACAGGATGAATTAGTTTGGACTGTTGCCCAGGGCAGTGTAATTATTATTGAGGACGTTACTGCATAATGGCTTCAGTAAAAATTATTGAAGATAAAAAACACAGAGCAAAATCTCTTAAAGCCATAGATTATGCAATTATAAATGTTGCTAAGCGAGGATGGGCATCAGTCATTGTCGAAGAAGATATCCCGTTTAGAGTAAAATTTACAAATATCACAATCCCTGGGTATGGACCAAACAACATTCCTGGTATCGGCATCCAGGTTATTGGATACAGCAACTACATTCTTTAATGTTTAAAAATCCTGGTATACTTGTTACATGGCCAGAGTATCTATTCCTTATGTAAAGTCACGCTACGAAACAGGTGACAGACCGTCCCAAGAGGACTACGAAGATCTAATTGATACCGTTGCTGCTCAATCTACCGACCTTGGTACATTTGGTAACAACGAGAATACAGTTAGCGACATCCAAAACCCAACTGTACTGGATAGCTTTGATGCTACCGTATGGAGAATGGTTAAGTATATTGTCTCACTATCTAAGACTTCTCAGGGAGACAACTACTTCTACGCCACAGAATTGACCGTACTTGTTGATGGAGAAAATGTTTCTGTATCAGAGTTCGGAACAATAGACAACGATGGGAATATGGGCACCATAGCTGTCTCTCGGACTGGAAATACTGTAGCACTTACAGTTACCCCAGATTCAGTCATTAAGCCAGTTACCGCACGTTTTGCACGTATGGGACTTAAGGCATAAATTAAACAGGAGATAACAAAATGGCAACAGTCGTAAAAGACTTTAAGATTAAAAGCGGTCTGATTGTTGAGGGCACCAGCGGTACCATCAACGGTTATGACATTCTTACAAAGAAAACAGCAGACCAGAACTACATTATTGGTCTGATTGGTGGAGCTGCAACTTCAGAAGCAACTCCAGATACAGTAGTTCTTCGTGATGAAAACGGAGACTTTTCTGCAAACGTAGTTACTGCCGACCTTGTTGGTGACGTAACTGGTAACGCAGATACAGCTACTGCACTTGAGACATCTCGCACAATTGAGCTAACTGGTGACGTAACAGGTTCTGTATCGTTCGACGGTACTGCAAATGTTCAGATTTCTACAACCCTAGACGGATCATTTGCAACAGACGCAGAGGTTGCTACAGCTAAGGGCGAAGCAATTACTGCTGCTGGAGACTACACAGATCAGGAAATCTCTGACCTAGATGCTTCTCTTAAGCTATATGCAGACCAGGCAGAGGCAGACGCAATTTCTGCTGCTGCTCTAGACGCAACAACCAAGGCAGACCAGGCTGAAGCTGATGCTATCGCTGCAGCTGCACTAGATGCAACCACAAAGGCAAACGCTGCTGAAGCTGCTGCAAAGCTTTACGCAGATGGTCTTGCTGTCAACTATGACGAAGCTGGTGCAGCTGATGCTGCATTGGTAGACGCTAAGGCATACACTGATGCTGAGGTAGCTGCTCTTGTTGATGGTGCTCCAGCACTTCTTGACACCCTTAACGAGCTTGCTGCAGCTATTGCTGACAACCCAAACTACGCAACTGACGTTGCCAACCTGGTTGCTAGCAAGGCAGACACAACCTACGTTGACGATGAGATTGCTGCTGCAATCCAGGCTACAACATACACTGCAGGCACAAACATTGACATCACTGGCAATGTAGTATCTGTAACTGGCCTAGACTCAGCAGACATTTCTGACTTCAACACAGCTGCAGTATCTGCAAACACTGGACTATGGGACACCATTGGTGCAGCTTCGACTGCAGAGACAAACGCTAAGTCATACGCTGACGGTCTTGCTGTTAACTATGATGCAGCTGGATCTGCTTCTGCTGCTCAGACGGCTGCCGAGACATTTGCTACCAACGCAATCAATGCACTAGACACAGATGACATTGAGGAAGGTTCTAGCAACCTATACTACACAACTGGTCGTGCAAAGACTGACGCTGCTGCTCTGCTTGTAGGTGCAACCCTTACCAACATCCAGATTACTGGAGATGGAAACGGCCTTACCATTACAGCAGAAAATGGTGTTGCTGACTCAGACACAGACGATCTAGCTGAAGGTACATCTAACTTGTACTTTACTGACCAGAGAGCTGTTGATGCATTGCAAAACACTGACTCTGTATTCAACACAGTAAGCATTGACGAGGTTGCACTTCAGGTAGCAGCTACACTCTCTGCTCCAACTGCTGGTATTCAGTCAGCTTACACATGGAACACCGCAGATTACACCTCTGCAGAATTCCTTGTAAAGGTTGCATACGGAACTCACACCGAGGTATCTAAGGTTCTTCTTACCCTAGACACATCAAGCAACATTGCAATCACTGAGTACGCAATTGTTGGCACCAACGGTTCAGCATCTACCATCTCTGCTAGCGTAGCTGATGGTGTTGTGAGCCTAGACGTAACAACAAACAACAACAACTCTACAGTTACCGTAGTCGGTACACTGCTAGTTTAATTAAATAGGAGGATGGGGCAGAAGTGACTGCTGAAAACAAAGACTTTAAGGTAAAGCACGGCCTACAGGTTGCTGAGGCAGCTTATGTAGGTGGAAACCTAGCGGTTTCTGAAGTCTCTGACAGCAGTCACGCTGCTTCTCTAGGTTATCTAAACCTACTTACCGTTGAGGTATCTGCAACTGCCCCATCTTCTATTTTCTCTGGCAAGCTATGGCTTGATACCACAGAGTCAAGATTAAAGTTTTATCATAACAATGCATGGGTAACCATAGCATCAAAGGCTGACACAGAGCAGGTCGTAGATCACATTCACGACTATGCTATTGACGGCACAGGCAGAATAATTGAGGTATTGGATTAATGACAACTATTAGTAAAGATTTTAAGGTTCGTAATGGAATTTACGTTACTGGAGATGCTGTTATTGGCGGTACCGCAACAGTTGCTAACCCTACTCTTGCAGCCCACGCAGCAACAAAGAGTTATGTAGATACCGTTGCTATCCCTGCAATTGGTTCAACAGTTCCAGCAAACCCAATATCTGGACAGCTGTGGCTAGACACTAATGAGTCACGACTAAAAGTTTACTCTGGAACAGAGTGGATTGCTCTTGCAAATATGAACGATGCAATGCAGCTTCCTGACCACATTCACGATACTTCCATCGACGGAGATGGTAGAATTGTTACAATCTTTACCGATGGTGGAACACCATTCGGTGCAGCAGTCGCAGATGGTGGAGACCCAACTATCACTATCTGGGAAGGTACATGGACTGGTGGACTAGCCACCGACAACTTTAACTAAAAGCATTTATAATTAATGTATTAGTTACACACAACAGGAGAAGTGTTTAATGGCAACTAGAATGCAGCAAAGAAGAGGAACAGCCTCTCAATGGACTACTGCTAACCCTATTCTGGCAGCTGGTGAAATTGGTTTTGAATCAGATACTGGCCAGTTTAAGATTGGTGATGGTACCAACTACTGGGCTGACCTATCTTACTTCAAGAACATTGACGACCTTGGTGGAAACCTAGACGACTACGTTCCAATTAGCTTGCTCGCTCAGCCAGAAGGTGTTGCCACACTAGATGTAAATGGTCAGGTACCATCAGATCAGCTTGGAAACGCTGTTACAAGCCTTTCTGGCTACGCTACCGAAACATATGTCAATGATGCAATTGCTGGCGTTGTAGACGGTGCTCCTGCCCTCCTAGACACGCTTAACGAAATTGCCACGGCTATTGCTGATGATGAGAACTATGCGGTATCAACAGTAAACTACATTAACCAGCAAGTAGACGATCTTGAGGTTGCTATTGGTAACGCAATCACTACAGCAGAAACCACAACAAATACCGCAATTGACACATTTGAGCAGAACGTTATTGTTCCTATCCAGTCAGATGTAACTACACTACAGTCTAACGTACTAAATCTTGATGGGTCTAAGCAAGACAAGATTGATGGAGTTTCCGACGTTGAGATTGGCTACCTTGCCAACGTAACATCAGATATCCAAACACAGATTAACGCAAAGGCAGATGGTTCTCACACCCACACTGTAGGAGAAATAACTGGAATCACCGTTTCTGCTGAAGAAATTAACTCTTTGGTAGGTATCACAGATGATGTCCAAGTTCTTTTGGATGGAAAGGCTGGAGTAATCCACACCCATAGCCTATCTGATATTACAGATGTAACCGCTACCGTAGCCGAAGTAAACGTTTTGGATGGAATTACAGCCACCACAGCTGAGCTCAACATTCTAACTGGAGCTACTGTAACTGCTCTAGAGCTAGACACCTTGTCTGGTGCAACATCAAATATTCAAAACCAGCTAGATGATAAAGCTGCTGCAACTCACGTCCACTCTTTGGTAGACGTTACAGACGTTACTGCAACCACTACAGAAGTAAATTATCTATCTGGAGTGACTTCAGGTCTTCAGTCTCAGCTAGACGACAAGGCAGCAGCTTCACACTCGCATGCAGTATCAGACCTTACTGGCGTAACTGTAGATGCTACAGCTATTAACTCGCTATCTGGAGTCCAGGGTAATGTTCAAAGCCAGCTAGATGGAAAGGCTGATGACCCTCATACACACTTCCTGCAGAATATTACAGATGTGTCTGCAACAGCGTCGGAGGTTAACTACTTGTCTGGAGTAACTTCTGGAATTCAAGGACAGCTAGATGCTATTTCTGGAGACGTTTCAGACATCTCTGACGCACTTGTAACGAAGCAAGATAAGGTTGCTGGAATTACCGATACTGAAATTGGCTATCTAGATGGAGTAACATCTCTCATTCAGCAACAGCTAGATGGCAAGTCTGCAATTGGACACACTCACGGCATTTCAGATGTTTCTGGAGTAACTGCCACTACAACAGAAATTAATCACCTTGTTGGTGTATCTAGTGCTATCCAAGACCAACTAGATGATAAGGCTGCAGCAACACACACTCACCCACAATCAGACATTACGGATCTAGTAGCTGACCTCGCATCTAAGGCAGATTTGGCAGGTGCAACATTCAGCGGTAGCGTAGAAGTTCCAAGCATGACAGTAACTGGTAACCTAGTTGTTCAAGGAACCACTACTACAGTAGACACCACAAACTACTCTATTCGTGACAACATGCTATACATGAACCAAGCAGGAGTATTTGCAATTTCTGACGCTATTGGCAATGGAGCTACAGTTACGTATACTGCACAAGATCATGACTTCCAGGCTGGAGACTATATTGTTGTTACTGGTGTAAATCCATCTGGTTACAATATTGCTGGAACAGACTTGCTGACAATAGACTCAGTTACCAATAATACCTTTACTGTAACAAAGTCAGATACTGGAACATATGTTTCTGGAGGTAGTGCCAGAGGAAAGTCTGCAGCTAACCCAGACCTAGGGTTTGCAGCTGGTAGAACAACCGCAGAGGGGTATGCTCACGCTGGACTGTTCCGTGATGCCTCAGATGCAACATTTAAGTTTTTTGATGGCTACACACCAGAGCCAGACGAGTCTCTATATATTGATACTGCCCACGCTAGCTTTGCCTTGGCACCAATCGAAGTTGCAGCAGTAACTACTGGCGACCTAGACGTATCTGGAGCTGTGTCTGGTATATCTACATCTGATCTGGATGATGTAACGCTGTCTTTTGCATCAGATAAGGATGTTCTTGTCCATGACGGTTCTGGCTGGGTAAACAAGTATGTTAACGCAATCCCAACAAAGATTAGTCAAGGATCTGTGGTTAGCAATAACTATGAGCTGGTAGCAGCTGATGCTGGAAAGATTGTTGAGATCTCAAATGCTAACGCAACTACAGTAACCATTCCAAGTGATGAAACATTCGCAGTAGGATCTATGATTGTTGTGTCTCAGACAGGTGCTGGGCAAGTAACAGTTGTAGTCGAAGATTCTGGAATACAGACACTAAACTCTACCCCTGGCAGCAAACTGAGAGCACAATGGTCAGTTGCAACATTGCTGAAGCGTTCAGCTAACACATGGCTAGTATACGGAGATTTGGTGGCTTAATTATGAGAATATTTGGATTTGGTGGTAAGTTCCTGGGTGGCAAGTTTGAAGATGATTTTAATCGTCCAAATACTACCACTGGATTGGGTGTCTCAAGCAGCGGTACAGCTTGGGAAACTGTTAGTGGAACTATTAACGTAGAAAACGGTAAAGCTGTATCCACTCCACCATCAACTCCATCTACAGGAAGCTCATACCCTATGTCAGTTATTGAGGCACAGGATGAGAATGCTATAATTACGCTATCTGACACTAATGAAGGATCCTCTGTTGCTCTTTGGGTTCAGTCAAGCCAAGACTGGTGGATGGTATCAGTAGACTCTACCTTTAACACCATTCCAGGTGCAGTTAACTATACATCTGGAACACCTCTAGTGTATACCTCTAGCGGACCAACGTATACAAAGGGTGCTACCACCTATACCGATGCCTTGGGAACATATACATCAAACACTCCATATACTCAGGGTACAACAACTTATACATCTGGAACAACTGGATATACAGCTGGATCAACACTATACTCTGTTGGTGGCACCTCATATACTTCTGGACCAGCAAACTATACTGCGTCAACAGTTTATAGCTCATACACGCCATACACTGCATCTACGGCCTATACAACTGCTGGCGGTGGGGTTTACTCATTTGCGAACTACTCGTTTGATGATACATACTACACTCAGGGACCAACCCTTTATGGTGCAGCAACAAACTACACGATGAACCAGCCATATACTTCTAGCAGAAGCTACACATCTTCTAGAAGCTATACTTCAGGTAGCTCATTTACAAAGTCTACGGCATACACCATGAAGTTTGCACCATATGCCTGGACAGCTGGTCCATCTACCTATACAAAGTCTACCAACTATACTGCATCAGCAATTTCCTATACGGCATCCGCTGCAAACTATACTGGCGGAACTGCAAACTTTACATCTACTACAAATTATATTAATTTTGGAACAGCATATTCTAGTCAAAATGTTTATATTTTATGGCAAAGCGGTACCTACACAGAGCCTACAACCTACACTCAAGGACCAACCAACTACTATGCTGGTAGCTCATACGTAATTTCAGGACCAACAACGTATACGCAGAATGGACCGTTTTACACCTCTAACACTCCGTACACCACCGTAGTGCCTTACACTTCAAACACCCCATATACATCAAACACACCTTATAGCAGTGTTAATAACTATACAAGTAGCGTGGTGTATACAAGTGCTGACAACTATACTGCAAATATTGCATACACCTCTAACCACACATATACTAAGGGTCAGGATCCAGATACATATGCCTATGCAGCATATCTTAAGATTAAAAAGTCTGTCAATAATGTTGTTACGACGGTTAGCTCTTCACTTGTATCAACCGTGTCTACCATCAAGTCTATAATTGTTCAAACATCTGGCAATCAAATTACTGCAAAAGGCTTTTCTGACGACAATTTTGTTGCCCAAATAGGAAATGATTTGGTTTATACTGCAACTGGTGCTATTGTAGTAGCAAAATATGGAATTTCTCTATCTAATGCAGAATACGATCAAAGTGCTATAATAGGTACTGAAATTGTTATAGATAAAAACAATGCATAGCAGATAGGATTAATGTGAAAATAATTAGATTTTTTTCAAAAAAAATTTATGATGGTCTAGGCCAGCCGACAACGGCAAAAAAGCATCTTCCTCAATGGTATAAAGACTCAGAATCGACCTTTATAACTGATGAAGGCTCTGACCACCCTGGGCTGAAGAAGTGTATTCCATTTCTGGACTCTATGCTTTCTGGATATATGCTAGTTACTCCAGTAGATGTTTTTATATCTCATAACGAAGACGGAACTCCAAATATTAGGTGGAACTCATCAGAATTTTTTATAGATTTTATTTCAGAGCGAACAAAGCTTCTAGGCGAAAAAATGCCAAGACCAGCAGGACATTTTCCAAATCACTTAGCATTTAGGGGTACTTGGGGATTTCGATTGCCAAGAGGTTGGAGTGTGCTAGTAACCCAGCCATTTAATAGACATGATTTGCCATGGACGTTGACTTCTGGAATAATGGACGCTGATCAGTTTTCTACTAGCGGTAATCTTCCATTTTTCCTTAGAAAAGACTTCGTCGGCATGATTCCAGCAGGAACCCCTATTGCACAGCTAATCCCAATAAAACGTGCATCGTGGAAGGCAATCTATAATGATCAAGGAATTGCGTATCTGGATGATTTGCAGACTGCAGCGGTAAGAAGTCCTGGGAAAAGTTATAAGAAACTGTTCTGGCAAAGAAAGGACTATACATAGTGCTATTTAAAAAAAAGAAGAATCAAGAGGTCTATGGAGATTTCTTGTACGAGTACAGACCAACAGTATCTTCGTTGCTGAAGCAATATCTAGAAACTAAGATCGCAAAAGAGAGGCTCGTAAAAGAGTCGCCTAAGCGAGAGGGTGCTGTTTTTAGACCACATGAAGATATCCTGAAGTCCTTACCACTAAAGTATATTGCTGTTGTTAAAGATAACACTGTAGTTGAAATGATTCGTGTTAATGAACAGACCGCAGATATCTTGCTTGATCCATTAGTTAGTCTCGTTGGTTTTAATCCAGAAGAGGTTGTCGTCCAGATAGGCATGATCTGTGTAGATGGAAACTTTGTTTTCCGTGCAGATATTCCAGAAGAGAACTCAGATTTTATTAACTCAGACACTACATTTGACGAGGAGATTTCTGATGAAAAAGATTAAGTTTAGATCAAAGCACCCAGAAATTGATTACGATACTCCAAAACCAGCATCAAAGATTGTCCCAGAGTGGTTTAGAAAGTTTGAAGGGGTAGTTGGTGGTCAAGAAACCATCAAGAAGTGCGTACCATTCTTAGATGCAATGACTGCTGGATACGTAATAACTTTAGCGTCAGACATATATGTTGACAAAAACGGTATTCAGGACCTATCTAAACACAAGGTGGTCACTAATCACTTGATTGAGCAGATTGGTGAGATGAAGGTGCCATATGAGTTTATAAGAACGCCATTTAAGTGGATGAACTTTTTTTTGGCTAAGACCCCAAGAGGCTACAGTACAATGTTTGTGCATCCGCTAAATAGACCAGACTTGCCATTCTATACTCTGAGTGGTGTTGTAGATACCGATAAGTTTCCATTAGAAGTTAACTTCCCATTCTTTTTGAGAAAAGATTTTGTTGGAATTATTCCTGCAGGAACACCAATTGCTCAGGCAATTCCATTCAAGAGAGAAGACTGGTCTATGGAGCTTGACACAACGACTCCGTATCAGGAGCCAACCTTCACCCACACTATGCATAATCCTCCATTTGGATACTACAAGAGACACTTCTGGTCTAGAAAAAGATACTCATAATCAAAGTGTGATAAACTAGTTACATGTCTGTCGAAAGAATCCAACTTAGAAGAGGTACTACTTCTGCATGGTCAGCAGCAAACCCCATTCTATACTTGGGCGAGTTTGGCGTAGAGAAAACAGTTTCAGACCAGGTCTTGCTAAAAATTGGTGATGGAGAAACCTCTTGGAATTCTCTTCCATATATTACTGCAGAAATTGACCTATCTGCCTACTACACTTCATCACAGACAGATCAAAAAATTGCATCAGACATTGGTGCAGCGTCTGCAGTAATCTTGGGTCAGCTTGCTGGAAAGTCTGACGTATCCCACAACCACGCTTTATCTAGTCTAACTGATGTAGAGGTAGACGGAGTAACTCTTGGACAATATCTTAAGTTTGATGGAACAGAGTGGGTTCCTGGCACCGTTTCTACGCCAACCACTTTTGACTACAATGATCTCGTCAATGTGCCAACATCTTTTGAGCCATCAGAGCACACTCATGCAATTTCTGAGGTAGTAAATTTACAGACTACCCTAGATGGAAAAGCTAGCTCATCACATACGCACCAGATTTCAGATACAACTGGTCTACAGTCTGCCCTAGACTCAAAAGCGTTATCGTCACACACTCATACACTTTCAAATATATCTGATATTGCAAATTTAACAGTTAGCTCGTCTCAGGTGACTACATCAATTTCGGATGTTTCCTCAAATTATTCAACTCAGGCCTCAGATAATGGCAAGCTAATCAACTCTACTGCAAGCTCTGCTGTAACAATTACCATAAGCAACAGCATGTCTGCAGGACAAAGCCTTGCAATTTTTCAGTCTGGAGCAGGCATTGTAACCATTGCCCCTGGCTCTGGCGTAACCTTGCAGGGTGCTGGAGTATCTGGAACATCTCTAGCGATTAATGATAGGTATTCTAGTGCCACAGTCTTCTGTTTATCATCTGGCACTTACGCTGTAATTGGCAATGTTTCTGGGGTATAGCTATGATAAACGGAATGCTATTTTCTGGAGCATCATCCTCTATAGCTAAAAGGAATGGCTGGATTATTAAGTATTCTGGCGGATCTGTTTTTGATGGCACCTTGGTGCAAATACCCTCAGATTCAGAGCATGCGTACCTGATAACAAGAAATATAGAGATCAGAAAAATCAAGCTGTCTACTGGTATTGTTGTAGACAATTACCAATACTCACCGACACTTTCATCTCTTCATGAAGCTGTTGCAGATTCTTCGTCAAACATGTATATAACTGGAAGCTCTGGCAACTCTGTTTATGTATTAAAAATAAACTCAAGCATGCAGCTAGTCTGGCAAAAAACCATATCCAATAACAACATATCATTTGGAGAGGGTGCAATTAGGGTAGATTCTAGCGGTAACGTTTATGTAACAAACTACGAAAAGACCACGGGTTCCCTTATGACTATTCTTTCTAAGTTTGATTCAAACGGAAATCCTTTATGGCATAGACAGCTTGGCAACGGGTCTTCTGACGTATCTATCCAGCCATTAGCATTAGACAGCTCAAGTAACGTGTATGTGGCTGGATACTTTGTTTCTGGGTCAAGTGCTGCTGCTGCTGTTATGAAGTTTGATACTAATGGCAACCACCAATGGACTACTTCTCTAGACAATTCTTCAGTTTGGGATGCATTCTTGAATGAGGTGCAGGTTGATTCTTCTGGAAACGTTTACGCCCTAGGATTCTCTGACAATGGTGGAAGGCGTTCTTTTATTGTTAAGCTGAACTCTTCTGGCTCTGTGCAATGGCAAAAAACTATTGGTGCAGGTGTAGGAGAGTGGATTGGTCCAGGGTCAATGGTTATGGATGGCACTACGCTGTACTTTAATATGTTTGGCCCAGTGGTAGAAAGCAATAATGTTATTAGCATTGTGGCACTTAATCTATCTGGAGTAAAGCAGTTTGAAAGACAGTTTAGATATTATGGTCAAAACCTTTATAGCCAAAAAATTTCTATAATTGGTAATCATATTTATGTTCCAGGGTATAGTCCATTTGGTTTTGCATTTAAGGTTCCCAAGGATGGCTCTAAAACTGGAACGTATAATTCATTTGGTAACGTTGTAACTTATACAAACTCTGCAACCCAACTTGTAGAGCAGAACACTACATATTCAGTATCCTCTGGAGGTATAAGCGTATCTTCAACGTCAAGAACAGTTGCTACCGCATCTGGGTCAGTAGTTCAGCAACCTGGCCTAACCAGTGCTATTGTGAGAAGATTCTAGACTTCGTATATGGTAAAATACTTGTATGTCAATCCTATCTAACTTGTATGCCGAAAGAGTTTTTTCAGAACAGCCAACCGCTCTTTGGGCACTAGATGATGACGCAGACTTCATATCTCTGATTCCACCAGAGCTACGCTCAATGGATGGTTGGCACCTAACCAACGCATCAAAGTCACAGTCTTCAGATCTAATTAAGCAAATAAAGAAATCTCCTTTAATTAAATTTGAAACTACAAACTCTTTAGGCTTTACAGCAAAAAGTCCTGCAGTATTTAATGCACAGGATTTAGTGGAAGAAAAGGGGTCGTTTAGCATAGGCACCTATTTTTATTCCAATACAGATGAAATATCTGAGGTAAAAATTGGGTATGAGTATGCTAACGGAACACCAGGTGAAGTTACTACCTATGCTGTTACTACAAGTGGAGCCTGGGTGTTTTTATCAAACACTTATGCACTACCATCTCCAGAAGTAGATATAAAATTAACGCTTGAAGTAGTTACATCAACTGCTGGCTCTTACTCTTTTTATGTTAACGGATTTTCTGTAGGCCAGTGGTCGGAAAAATTTCACACGGTTTCTGATGGAATTGACTTAATTGATTTACCAGAAAATATAAACATTGAAAATACAAAATGCTATCCTGCTTATGCTTACGGGTTTTCTGATAAAACTGGATACTATCTAGCTACAGGCAATAATCTTTCAGCCTATAACGACGGCTTTCCGATGGTGTTTGGTGCATCAGGTGTTACTAGGATTGTTGGTAACCAAGGCAAGCCATCTTTGATTATTCCAGGAGGAGGCTTCCTTCATGATTTGGGTAGGTATCAGGACCTCACCCTGGAGTTTTGGCTAAGAGTCCTTAATATGTCTGTATCTCCTCAAAAAATTGTTGGACCCGTATTCTCTGAAGACGGTCTGTATGTAGATGGTCAGTTTTTAGTTCTTAAAATAGATAGGAATGTTCAGTCTTATTTTGTTGGTGAGTGGGAGAGACCAATGCTAATAGATTTTAGAGTATCTCCCAACACGTCAAGCGTAATGATCAATGGTGAAATTGTAATTAGCATGGATATTGATACAAAAGCTGTTCCAATGCCAGATGCTGTAGATAATGACTGGATAGGCTTTTACGGATTTACTGACAAGGTCTCTTTAGATATTGACTGTGTAGCATTATATTCATACCAGGTTCCATCAGTTGTTGCAAAAAGAAGATTTGTTTATGGTCAGGGTGTTGATGTTCCAGAAACTATAAATGGGTCGCTTGTCGGATCTGGTGTTACTATAGACTACCCAGTTGCAGGGTATGCAAATAACTATATTTACCCAGACATGGGAAGATGGAGTCAAGGCATTTTCGACAATTTATCAACGGACGGCAGCTCCTTGTCTAGTCCAAAGTATGATTTGCCACTCTTTGTTTTTAAGAATAAGGATATCTCTTTAGACCAGTGGCTAGACCTATGCTATGACCAAGAAGGAAGTGAGGACTTCTCATCGATAGACATGTCGCTAGCCGATACTGCTGATAAGTCTGGTGGGTATATTCTATTTGATAAGTTCAATATCTCTGGACAAGACACAAAAGCAGCCTATGGTATTTTTAAAACAAAAGATACTTCAGATAGACTGCTCTTTAAGCTGTTTAATAAAACTAACCAGGCAAGCCTTACTCTTTCAATAATTGATAGCAAGGCTGTTTACAGGTTTGAGTACCCAAACATGGAATCTTTAGAGGTTGAGTCTTCTCAATCAATTCCGATAAACTCTATATTCTTGGCAGGCTTTGATGTAGACAAGATGGTTGCACATTTTGGTGGCATTGTGTCCAGGGTATTCTCTGACCCAAAGAAACTATCTCTATATGTAGCAGGAGACGAATCATTCTTAAATACCTTTAACGGTAAGATATATAAGGTTGGGTTAGCTATTAAGTCTAATCTGCCAGAGATTGCAGACTGGTCATCTGAAGATGGAATTATGCTGGTTCTTGGAGAGAATGTTCCATTACTAGATGGTGGAGAGCCACCAACAAACTATACAGTTCTGGCAAATGCAGGAGAGCCCGACTCTGACCTGCTATCTACAAGAAGCGGTGGGCTTCCCACCCTGGGCACAACTCTTGAGTTGATTAATTATATTGCAGGGTACACACTAACTCCAAGACTATATTTGGGCAAGTTCATCATAGATGTTGCATCCAAGGGTTACTGGCAAGACTTTGTTTCTTTGTCGCACTTTGGAAAAAATATGCCTAACCTAGAAGGCGATGCAATTCCAACTCTCAGTTACTTGCAGTTTAACATAGATGTACCTAGGATGGATATCTTAGATCCCCTAGAGCCATGGCATCTGGATACCTCAAGCTTGCCAGTAAAGACATACGTTTCGTTCCAGTATTTGGCCTCTGGTGCAAATAAACTACTCAAAAATTTTACAGCGGTTCAACGAGCTTTAGCGAACTCCCCAGTAGTTCCAGGAGATGGTTGGATGAATACTGCATACGAGGTTGTCTCTGGATCAGTTATCTATCTTCCATCTGGAGTAGATTATAGGAACCTTGCCCTTGTGTACCATATCAAGGTAGAAACAAAGTCAGTATTTTCTAATGCTGTAAAAATTAAGCGTATGGAGACCTGCTCTCAGGCAATTAGCATTCACGAGCCACTAAAAATCAATACTAAGTTTGGTGTTCAAATATCTCCATATATTAAGAGAGGTCTGTACCAAGACTATCTGGGCAAAAATCCAGTATGCATTTATAAGAGAAGTACGCCATACATCCACCTGACCAAGCAAAGTGGCATAAAGATGCTAGATTATTTTATTGAAGAGGGGGCTGAAAAGGGCATTTCTATACCAATAAATTCAAATCGTGTAGCCCAGTATGCAGTCGGAGCTATTCAGACATTTATCAACTATCAGGCTAGTGGCTTTCCAGAGCTTGAGGTAAAGATGATGGAGATCAAGGCCTATAATAGATCAACCTCTATCATGCTTGTATCTGATGTCATTGATAATACCAGAGGAAAAATATTTGCAATAGACTCAAAAACAGGTCTTCCTGATCAGTTTGTTAATTTCTATCTTAACGGAAAGTTGGTAAAGTCACCATACATTAATGCTAAGCAGTGGGATGTTTTGGCTATTCAGTTTATCGATGGAATGAAATTCGACAGCTTCTCTGGCTCTATAAATTTGTGTTCAGAGCAGATGCTATTCAACAATATTTCTACCTACAGGCTGTCAGAGATTCAGACATCTGTAACCTCTATTTTTAGAACCTGGGCACAGCTTGAGCAGATGATAGATAAGCCAGGGAATGAGTCTACATACTGGGGAGACTTCTTGTCTGCAACACCACCGCTTTCTTGGGAGAATATCCTGTTTATTCCTACGGTTCGACGTTATTTGATAGACCCAAAAGCTATTTTTGAGTCATATTCTGGTACAAACAGGATATCTGTATCTGATGATTCTGTATTAATGTTTAAAAATTATAGGTACACAGCATATTCAGATGTCAGATGGCGTTCAAACATTGCTTCACCAGTTTAGTATGGTATACTAATGGTTATGAACAATGCAAAACCAAGATTTCCTGGTCAAATTGGTGACACAAAGGTGCAAGTAATTAAAGAAGAGTTTTCTCTTTTTGGCACATACGTTTGGGTAAAGCCAAATGGTAAGCCCTTTACAGATGGTCAGGGGAATGCTCTTTCAATTGAGGGTATGAAAGATGATCACGCCAGGATTAAAGAGCTAGCAGACGCAGCTAAATATTGGGGTCAGCCAGAGGGTAGGGCCGTGTTCTATCCGAATATGCGTAAGATTTCGGATGAAGAGTATTCTGAACAAGTAGACAGAATGAACCAGGGTCTTATCCCCAGCATGAATGACCTAGGTGCTGTAATTGCTGCAAAGAAAACACTAGAGCTTTATGGAGACGAGTAATGGAACAAGAATATCAGATTCCAATTGTTGGTGCATCACTACCTGACTTTCAGCCAGTAGAAAATGTTTTTAAATCTCAAGATCCCTTTAACAAGACTTGGGATAGGCTAAGAGACCTCTCTGGTCTAGAAAAAAACTTTAAGCGTAGGTCAGATAGGATTGCCAAGGTATATGACGAAGCTGTTGCAAACAACGTTGATGTAAATTCACTTGGATACCTAGATAGTGCTCTAGCAATTAGTTCTGGTAGAGATGATGCAAAGTCAAAAGAGATTAACCCAGGAAACGTCTATCGCAACGGGTACGGCATGTTTGACGTGATTACTCCACCATGGAACCTGTACGAGCTTGCAAACTACTACGACACATCTTTTGCTAACCACGCAGCAATTGACGCTAAGGTAGAAAATATTGTTGGCCTTGGCTATGACTTTTTCCCAACTCAGGCAACCGTTATGGCTCTAGAGGATAACGACTCAGAGACTGCCAGAGACAAGGCTAGACGTAGAATTGAAAGAACCAAGGCAGAGCTTAGAAACTGGCTTGAGAGTCTAAATGACGATGATTCGTTTACAAATACTATGACTAAGTTTTTTACAGACGTTCAGTCTACTGGTAATGGATACCTAGAAATTGGTAGAACAACGAGCGGTGCCATTGGATACGTTGGCCACATTCCATCAACAACCATGCGTGTTCGTAGGCTGCGTGATGGGTATGTTCAGATTATTGGAAATAAGGTAGTTTACTTTAGAAATTTCGGGGCAACGAACCAAAACCCAGTAACTGCTGATCCAAGACCAAATGAGATTCTTCACTATAAGGAATACTCTCCGCTAAATACTTTCTATGGTGTCCCAGATATCATGTCTGCTATTAGCTCTCTACATGGAGATCAGTTGGCATCACAGTATAACATTGACTACTTCAGCAATAAAGCTGTGCCACGTTATGTTGTAACTCTTAAGGGTGCTAAGCTATCTGCCGATGCCGAGGATAAGCTATTCAGATTCCTGCAGGCTAACCTTCGTGGGCAGAGTCACAGAACTCTATATATCCCACTCCCAGGAGACTCTGACCAAAACAAGGTAGAGTTTGACATGAAGCCTATTGAGAATGGTGTCCAAGAGGCATCATTTAACGACTACCGTCTTCGCAATCGTGACGATATCCTAGTTGCTCACCAGGTCCCTCTGTCTAAGATTGGTGGCGGAGATTCTTCTGCTATCGCAGCTGCACTAGCTCAAGACCGTACCTTTAAAGAGCAGGTAGCTAGACCAGCCCAGCGTAATCTAGAAAAGATGATCAATAAGATCATTCGTGAAAAAACAGATATCGTAGAGTTTAAATTCAACGAGCTAACCCTTACAGATGAAATTGCTCAGTCACAGATTCTTGAAAGATACGTCAAGACTCAGATCATGGTTCCTAATGAGGCCAGACAGGTTCTTGGACTTCCTCAAAGACCAGATGGAGATGATCCATTTGAGATGACATCTCGTCAGTCTGCTGATGCTAGAGCAAACACTGCTGGCAACAGGCAAAGAGATGCAGAGCGAACAAATAATAATTCAGACAGCCCAAGCACAATTAGTGGAAGAAACCCACAGGGTGAAGGCAATTCTTCAGCATAAATTTTTAAAAAATGTTATAATATATTAATATTTGAAAAAAGTAAGGTATAATAAAACTACCATGGCAATAAACAAGGTCCAGCTGGACACCAATGGCGACAATGTTCGCCTATCAGTCCCTTTTAGTAAGGTCGACGTTGAGAGACGCATTGTCTCTGGTTTTGCCACACTCGATAACGTAGACAAGCAGGCCGACATTGTTACAGCTGAAGCTAGCCTCAAGGCATTCTCTAAGTTCAAGGGTAACATTCGTGAAATGCACCAGCCTGTATCTGTAGGCAAGATGGTAGCTTTTAAAGAGGATAAGTACTTCGATCCACAGTCAAAGAAGTTCTATTCTGGTATTTACGTTTCTGCATATGTATCAAAGGGTGCTCAGAACACTTGGGAAAAGGTTCTTGACGGCACCCTTTCTGGCTTCTCTATTGGCGGAAGAATGAACAAGTACGATGATGCTTATAATGCAGACATCGACAAGACTGTAAGAATTATTAAAGACTACGACCTAGTCGAGCTATCTCTAGTTGACAATCCTGCAAACCAGTTTGCCAACATTCTATCAATTGAAAAGGTTGATGGCGTTGACACCCTAAAGGGAGAGAATGCTGACACTGAGCTTGAGAATGTTTTCTGGGACAAGGAAAACGGTATCGTAGTACTTTCTGAAAACGACACTGAGGAAAGCCCTATTAGTGGCACCCAGATGGAGAATATAGGTTTCGTTGAAAAGAATGACAGCGAAAAAACAGAAATGATAAAGTTCTTGGTAGATAGTGCTAAAGGCATTAGCTCTGAGATAACTAAGGAGGTAAGTCCTATGACTGACACAACTGAAAACACAGTTGAGACTACAGCAGAAGATGTAGTAGTCGAAACAGCAGAGGTCGCTCCAGAGGCAGATGCCGAAGTTGAGAAGTCTGACAATGTAGCAGAAGAGTCAACAGAATCAGCAGAAGATGTTTCTAAGGCTGACGAGGTTGAGGATGCTGCAGTAGCAGAAGATGAGACAGTAGAGGCAGATGCAACTTCTGAGTCTACAGAGGCAACTTCTGAAGATGCTGCATCAGACGATGAAGTATCTAAGTCAGATGACGTTGCTTCGGCTGAGATGATTGCCGATCTAAAGAGCAACATCGCAACAGCCTTTAGCGATCTAAGCGAAGTAGTAAAGTCGTTGCACGGCGAAATTACAGAGCTAAAGAAGTCACTAAATCTAGCAAATGCTAAGCTTTCAGATGCAGAGCGTGACTTTGAAGAATTTGGTAAGCGAATGGATGCCGTTGAGGCTGACACTGCTTTCCGTAAGTCTGGCGATCTAGGCGAGATCGTACAGGAAACTCAGATTAGAAAGTCTGAGCAATCCCCTTGGGGCGGTCGTTTCCTCAAAACTACCGACTTATTTCGATAATAAGCAATCACTTAGGAGGTGACAATATGTCGGAAGAGATTATTAAAAACTATCCAGATGCCGATGGAAACCCAACTGTAAATGGTGAGGGTGCTTTTGCGTCTGGTGGCATTGGCGGTGTGACTGATCCAGGTGCTAGCACCTTGGGCAACATTCCAACTGCTAACTTTGGTGTAACTTCTGGGCCAAATGCCGTAAATCCTTCGGGTGATGCAGCAAGCGGTATCCTCCGTCCTGAGCAAGCACGTCGTTTTATCGACTATGTTTGGGACGCTACAGTTCTCGCCAAGGATGGTCGCAGAGTAACTATGCGAGCCAACACCATGGAACTTGAGAAGGTTAACGTAGGTGAGCGTGTTATCCGTGCAGCTGCTCAGGCAGACGCTGGTTACACAAACACTGGTGCGACATTCTCAAAGGTTGAGCTAACCACAAAGAAGATTCGTCTAGACTGGGAAGTCTCAGCTGAGGCACTTGAAGACAACGTCGAAGGTGCAGCACTTGAGGATCACCTAGTTCGTTTGATGACAAATGCATTCGCAAATGACATCGAAGACCTAGCAATCAACGGTACTGGTACTGGTAATGACGCATTCTTGGCAATTATGCCTGGTTTCGTCAAGAAGGCACAGGATGGCGATGCACACGAGGCTATTGTAACAGTAGCTGACAATGCATGGACTCCAGAGGTAATGCAGAGCATTATCCTTGCTATGCCACGTAAGTACCGTGCACTTAAGAACAACCTTAAGTTCTACGCAGGCACAGATGCATTCCAGGGTATCGTTAAGCACAACGGTACACTAGCTGACGCTATTGCTGAGGCTTTTGGTTCTGCAGCTAACACCGAGCGTAACGCTCAGGCTTACCTAGACGGCGTTGGCCAGACATTTGGTGGTGCACGTACCACCCGTGTTCTTGGCATCGACGTTCAGGAAGTACCTTACTACCCTAATGGTTTTGTAGACCTGACATTCCCAGCCAACCGTGTTTGGGGATTCCAGCGTGACATCACCGTTAACCGTGAGTACAAGCCAAAGAAGGACACCATTGAGTACACCGTATTCGTACGTTTCGGTATTCAGTGGGAGGAAGAGGATGCAATCGCATTTGCTGACGCAGCTGCGGATGCCTAATCCATAGATCCTTTTGAAAGGGGGCGGAGGCTAACTGGCCTCTGCCCCTTATTCATTAATCTGTTATAATTATTAAGACAAATTAAGGAGAAAATATGTCAGAAGAAATTAAGATTGAAGACAATGTTGCTCCAGAAGTGGTAGAAGAGGTTGTTGCCCCTGCTCCAGTAGAAGAGCTAGATGTCGTTGCAGAGCCAGAAGCGGTTGTTGAGGATATTGCCCCAGCAGCAGAAACTTCAGAGGTATCTGTAGAGGAAGACAATGTAGTATCTTCAAAGCTTCCAGAGGTAAAGGCAGAGCCTAAGCCATCGCTGGATGCAAAGTCTGGAGTGTTCAAGGCAAAAGAGCCAAAGAAGAAGGCAGTTAAGGAAGAGCCAGCAGTTAAGACTGTTGCAGTTTATTCTGGAAAGAACCTTCACTGGGCAGGCGTTGGTAGCCTTGTCCGTGGCTACTCTATCGTTTCTGAGGCTATCGCTGAAAAGTGGATTGCTAAGAGCAGCAACGTTAGACTTGCAACACCAGAAGAAGTCGCCAAGGAGTTCGGTCTCTAATGGAGATATTGAGGGTTCCGCCATATAACTTGTCTGTAACTATTGAGGTGACTAATCCTGTCACAGAATATAGCTACAAGATTACGGATATGGCGGACCTCTCAACTTCCAGCGGTACTGTAACTTCTAACTCGTCTGCAAATGTAACAATAAGCCTCCCGTCAAAGTATGATGGCTTATATACAGTATCAGTAGATGGAGAAGACCACCTAGTCGATGTTGTTAGACCATACGTTGATCCAACTACAAAGGGATCCACAGCATCTGAGGTTGCCCAGTTTGCAGCAAATGAACAGCTGGCTAGAGCAATTATTGACTCCGTTATTCTTGACGGATTTTATTACAAGAAAAAGGTAGTAGAGCTTACAGGTTTGGGTGCTGACTACCTGCCAATTTGGCAAAACTCATACAAACTATTGAGACTGCATGAAAACAACGTACTAGTGTTTGATGCAGATACCCCAGAAGATTTTGCAGTTCACTATGAGCTGACTGAAGATAGATTCGCTATCAAAGAAAAGTATGCAGGAACATTTAACAGAAATGAAGCTGCCCCAAACATTCTACCAGCTACACCATCAGACATTATTGATATGAAGTATGGCTTTAGAGGCTTTGCTAAAGGATTTGACTATAAGGCAGTTCTAGAGGTGGGGTATAAGAGAATTCCACAGGATATCGTTAGAGCAACCCAGCTTCTGATAGACGATATTGCTTGTGGCAAGCTAGACTATTACAAGAGATATATCACAGACTATAATACTGACCAGTTCAAGCTAAAGTTTGATAGTGCAGTATTTAATGGAACAGGCAATCTTCTTGTTGATAAGATTCTTTCTAAGTATATGATTTCGATAAGAAATATTGGAGTGCTGTAATGTCATGCGGAGAACTGACTGATTTCTCATTCCCCATGGAAGCTGATGTTTACTATCCAATAGTTGAACAGGGTGCTCTAGGTAACGTTAAAAAGACCTGGGTTCTAGATAGATCCATTGGATGTAGCTTTAATCCAGCTGGCAGTGCCTTTAAAGAAGAGGTTAAGCCAAATGTAAACATTACTCAGTCTGGCCTTTTAATAGGTAGGGTAAGGGAAGACATTCGGATTTCTAGTCGTGAAGCTAATAATGCAATCACTAACGTAATTATTACTAACATCAGAGATAAGCATTGTAATCCAATCTATGTAGAGACATCTGGTCCAAGAGCAGGAAAGTCAACTATTTTTGAGATTGCCACCAATGAGCCATTTGTGGGGCCATTTGGGAATGTGGAGTACCACAAGCTAATCATTAGGCGATCGGAAAACCAGGCGGTAGACATCTAATGATTTCGGTTAAGTTTAATTCAAAACAGTTTATGAAAGAAATGAACAACCTAACAGGATATGCTACAGGCTTTTTGGATGGTGTAAAGCTTGGACACCCAGGATTCCTAAAGTCTTTTGGTGAATCTACACTAGAGGCACTTAGGAACTATATTGACTCTAATGCTAGAGTAAATCCACAGCTTTTGCACCACGTCTATGAATGGAATCAAACTGGATCTCCAGATGCTAGACTGTTCAATTTGCAGTGCAATGTCACAGGCGTAGGTATGACGTTCTCTTCTACATTTAGACAATCTTCTGTAATTAAGGAAGGCTCAAGAGTGCCATTCTTTGACAAGGCTAGAATTATGGAAGAGGGTACTCCAGTTACAATTATTCCTAAGAATAGAGTTCTAGCATTTACTGACGACAATGGCGAAGAAGTCTTTACCAGTAAGCCTGTTAGAGTTCAAAATCCTGGCGGTAACGTTGCAGGGGAATACGAAAAAGTCTTTGACTCATTCTTTAATAGATACTTCACTCAAGCATTTATGTCAGCTAGTGGCATTACTGCTTATTTGTCTAACCCACTAGACTTTGATCGCTACCTATCTAATGGTAAGAGACGTGGTAGGGCAGAGGGTCTTAAAGTTGGACAAGCTTGGATTCAGAAGGCAGGTGTTCTATAATGGCTTTGCACTACCCACCAATTTTTATAAATGACTATCTTCAGGAAAAGATTAGTGAGGCCTTTACGCAAGATGGAAATAGGTTCGGTTTTTCCATGCCATTCTTTCCAGTAGGTCCATCAGACATTGAGCAGCTTACAGAAACATTTCCAGAGGGAATGTATGCCGTATATGACAGAATGTTTAAGATGCGTAGAAAAGCTTTCCCACATATTAGGGACGAGCAGTTGCTGTATTATTTCTATAAGATGTCTGGAGATCCAGAAAGACTTATAGATGTTACTCAGGTGGTTGCAGATTTACTAGACAATGGCGATGAGTCTGCCCAAGACCTAAATGCTTGGATTGAGTCTAAGCTTCAAAATGGGGTATATGTAAAGCCAAACGGGGCGACTACAAAAGAGTTCCTGCCAGTATTTTTTCATGAGATTAAGATCTACCAGCTTGAAGAGACTAGGGACATCATTGATTTCGGCACTGCCAGAACCTACGCTGGCAATAAAATAATTATTGATTACTGCTACCACAAAAACTAGGTTATCCTACAAAAGGTGGTATACTTATCTTGAGGAAACAGCCCCTTTTACTAGTATAAGGAAAAAGAGGTGAAAAAATATGCCAAACTACAATCGTGGAGATAGCAAGCAGATCATCGTTGGTGCTGCTGCACTTTTTGCTGCAGACACTACACTAGATGCTGACGTATTGCCAGCTGCCGTTAACGGTGCTAGCTACAAGGAAACCCTTTCGGACCCTCTAAACACAGAGGTAACCGATCTTGGTATCCGTAACGTAGGTTACACTATGAACGGTCTAGAGCTACAGTTCCAGCCTGACTTCGGTGAGGTTCAGGTTGACCAGGTTCTTGACGTTGCCAAGCTTTACAAGCAGGGTATGCAGGTTAACCTAAACACAACCTTCGCAGAGGCAACTCTGGAGAACTTGCTTTTTGCAATCGCAGGCCAGGACGAAGACAAGACTTCGGCCAACGCTTGGGGTACAGGAAGCATGCAGCTAGACCTTTCTGCTGGTGACATCGGTGAATGTCCAGTAGAGCGTGGTCTCATTGCTGTTGGTCCTGGCACAGGTGACTGTGAAGCAGGAACAAGCAAGGAGCGTATCTATGTTGCTTACCGTGCACTCTCAATCGAGAGCGTAACAGTATCAGCAAAGCGTGACGAAGCAACAATGTTCGAAGTTTCGTTCCGTCTGCTACCAGAAGACGCATCAGGTTCATACGGTAAGATCGTTGATCGTACCATCCCAGCTGCAGCTTAATCTATAACTTAATAAAAGACTGCCTCGACTTCGGTCGGGGCAGTTTTATTTTTGGTACAATATATTAATGTCAAATACAATATACGAGTCAGCAACGATAGAAGCAATCGACGGAACTCAGATATACATAACTCCTCTAAAGATAAAGTACATGAGAGACTTTATGAAAGAGTTTGAGTCAGTAAAAGGTTCTCAGAACGATGACGAAGCCATCAGTCATCTGGTAAGATGTGCAACAATTGCTATGAGGCAATACTATCCAGAGATCAAGACAGAGGATCAGTTTGAAGACAACTTTGATCTGAAGACAGTTTATAAGATTTTGGAGATTGCAGCAGGCATCAAGTTCACAAAGGCTGCAGAACAAAAAGAAGTAGAAGACGTAGCAAAACAAGCCAGTAATCAAAAGGGTGGCTCTTGGTCTGAGCTAGACCTGGCTAGGCTAGAGTCAGAAGTATTTTTGCTGGGTATCTGGAAAGACTATGAAGATTTAGAGACATCTCTCTCTATGCCAGAGTTGACAGCGGTACTCAATGCAAAGAGAGAAGCTGACTATGATCACAAAAAGTTCTTGGCTGCTATTCAAGGAATCGACCTAGATAAGCAAAGAGGAAACAGTCGGAATGAGTGGGAGGATCTAAAGGCTAGAGTCTTTAGTAAAGGCAAGACTTCAAATAGCGATGACATTGTTTCACTGCAAGGAGCTAATGCCCAGAAGGCTGGTTTTGGTATAGGACTGGGCCTAGACTACGAAGATATGGGCTGATTTAGAAACTTGATTATGTTATAATTAAGAGGTCAAATATGAGAGGAAATAAATGACAACTACAATTAATGAAAAGAAGACAGTTAGCCTTCTAGATGGTACCGAGATTGAGGTGCGTCCGCTGAAGATTTCTCTTCTACGTGACTTCATGAAGAACTTCGAAAAGCTTGCAGAAGTTTCAGAAGACAACGAAGCTTCAATGGATGTGCTCATGGAGTGTGTCCGCATTGCCTTGACTCAGTACAAGCCAGAGCTTGCTGCTGATGCAAAGGTTCTAGAAGACAACCTGGACCTTCCAACAGTCTACAAGATCGTTGAAGAGGCTTCAGGAAACGCTTCGCTATTTAACAACTTTAACAAGTAAATTACTGGGGGTGCCGATGAATGACTGATATACGTTCAGACATAATTATTAATGTTGATACGTCTATCGGCATTGCTGAAATTAAGAATCTGCAAAGACAGATTGCAGAACTTAATGCACAGCTCCTGAAGTCAGGTGCCCAACAAGCACGAGCTGCCCAGAACATACAGCGTAATCTTATTAATAATATTAACGCTACTGGGCAGTTCGCTGCTTCTGTAAAGAACATTTCTTCTACTGCCGAAAGCTTTACCACAGCACTAGAAAGAAACAAGCTCGGCATGGGCGAGTACTTTCGGTACGCAGGTGGTGCAAGCAAGACTTTTGGTAAACTCTTTAAGAGAGAGTTTGACACAATCCAGCAGGTAGCTGAGTCACGTGTAAAGACCCTTCAGACTCAGTATGTAAAGCTAGGTAGAGACGCTAACGGAGCCCTAAAAGCTATCCAGGTTAGACCACTAGCTCTTGACATGGAGAACCTAGCCACAAAGACAGCTATTGCAGCTCAAAAGCAACAGCTAATGAACCAGCTGCTAAAGCAGGGTTCTACAAACCTTCTAAACTTTGGTAAGAACACCCAGTGGGCTGGTCGTCAGCTTATGGTTGGTTTCACTATTCCTCTTGCATACTTGGGTAGCGTTGCATCTAAGACCTTCATGCAGATGGAAGAGCAAGCTATCCGCTTCAAGCGTGTTTATGGAGATACATTTACAGCTACCTCTGAAACTGACAAGATGATTGATCAGGTAAAGAAGCTTGCTGGAGAGTTTACTAAGTATGGTGTTCAGGTAGAGAAGACCATGAAGATGGCTGCTGACGCAGCTGCTATGGGTAAGATGGGTGCTGACCTTCTTGCACAGATCAAGGAAGCTAGTACACTGGCTGTTCTTGGTGGGGTAGAGCAAGAGCAAGCCCTAGAAACAACCATCTCTCTGACCAATGCTTTCGGTATCGCTGCAGAAAAACTAGCTGGAAAGATTAACTTCCTAAACGCAGTAGAAAACCAAACCGTAACATCAATTGAAGACTTGACTATTGCTATTCCAAAAGCTGCTCCTGTAATTAAGCAGCTTGGTGGTGACGTAGAAGACTTGACATTCTTCCTAACAGCTATGAAGGAAGGTGGCATCAATGCTTCCGAAGGTGCTAACGCCCTAAAGTCTGGTTTGGCATCCCTAATTAACCCAACAGACAAGGCTAGTAAGTTTTTGGCAGGCTTTGGAATTAACCTCAAGGGGATTGTTGAGGCAAACAAGGGAAACGTCAAGGGTCTGGTCGTAGACTTCGCTCAGGCTCTTGACACCCTTGATCCACTAAGCAAAGCTCGTGCTATTGAGCAGCTATTTGGTAAGTTCCAGTTTTCACGTCTATCTACCCTTTTCCAAAACGTAATTGCCGAGGGTAGCCAGGCAGAACGAGTTCTAAAACTAACAAGAAACTCTACAGAAGAGCTAGCTATCCTATCTGAGCGAGAGCTTAAGCGTGTTGAAGAGTCTCCGATGTACAAGTTTAAGAAGGCTGTAGAGGACTTGAAGGTTTCTCTAGTGCCTCTTGGTGAAGCATTCCTTAAGGCAGTTACTCCGCTTGTAGAGTTTGCCAAGGGCTTCCTAGACCGCTTTAACTCAATGGGTGAGGGTGCAAAACAGTTTGCAGTTATTGCTACAACCGTAGTAGCTGGAATTGGTCCAGTTCTACTTATGACTTTTGGTCTGATTGCTAACGGTGTTGCAAACCTTATTAAGATGTTTGCAGCTATTTCAAATATCTTTAGGGGTGCAGGAAAGTCGTCAGCTGACCTAGGTACTCAGACTGAGTACATGACTCAGCAGCAGCTAGAAGCAGCAGCAGTTGCAGCATCTCTAGATCAGACACACGCAAAGCTAATTCAAACATTCGGTGTTGAAACAGCAGCTGTTGAAAAGTTGGCAACCGCATATGCACGTGCTGTAGTTGCACAGTCTAAGCTAGTTGGTTCCCCAATTCCTGCTGGTAAGGGTAGAGGTGCAGCACCTGCCAAGCCAATGAAGCTCCAGTCTGGAATCTTGTCTGTTCCTGGTCCAAAGGGTGCAGGAGACGTTGTTCCTGCTATGCTTTCGCCTGGTGAAGCAGTTATCCCTGCTAAGCAATCTCAGAAGTACGCTGGACTAATCCAGGGCATGATGAAGGATGAGATCCCAGGATTTAGATTTGGTCGCAATCCTTTTGCCTCTATGCTTGGTCGCTCTCGTGTTGCTGTAAGGATGAAGCAGGAAGACCTACAGGCTGCACTTGGAGCTGGCAAGAAGGCACGTTACCAGAACGCATTTGCTACTGGTACTGGTGCAGACTACCTGACTACTTCTGGTCTGCAGAATCCAGCACAGGCTAAGCTACGCTCTGCAATGGAGAGAGATGTCTTTGGCATTCCTCTAGATGCTGCAGCAGGCTCTAGACCAACTTATGGATATGCAAGAACATCTCCACTCCAGGCAATTATTAATAAGCTTTTTGGATTCAAGGGCAGACAGTTTAATACTGTTACAGCTAACCAGAGAATTGGTGAAAAGAAGTTCTGGAGTCCAGCTAACCAGCCAGATGTTAAGTACCCAGAGCTTGATAGAAATGATCCTCTTGCACGTTATGGTGATGTGGACCTCATTACTAGGAGATCTGTTGCAAAGAGATCTTCTGCACACGTTGGCGATGCCCTGATTCGCTACAATAGAGTTCTGGGTGGAAGAAAGTCAGTAGTTCCAGTCGATCCAAGATTTGGTGCAGCACCAATAAAGGGTGCTACACAGTCGCAGCTTGACAAGGCAATGTTCGATACCCTGAATAGTCCATTTGGAAACAACCGTGTTCCTGGAACAAACATGTACAACGCCAACCCAAAGCCAGGGTACGTAGAGACATATACTCCAGGTGGCTTTGGTCTAAACGAAGTTTCTAGAATTGTTACAAGAGACCGAGGTACTGCTAAGCAACTACAAAAGCTTGTTGATAGAGCTGGTCTAAGAATCAAGGTAACCCCACAGAATGCCCCACTAGTTGTTAGAATGCTTTCTAACGTTATTGGGTCTCGTTTTTCTGAGGGATCAGATAAAATATCTGCAAATATTATTCGTGAGCTTAGGTCTAAGCTAAGAGGATCTCCTACAGCAATCAGTGATGCCTATAAGGGTGTCACATACGGAGCGTTGGCACAAGAAGATGCTTTAGTTAAGAGTTTGGCTACAAAGTATGGTCTGTCACAATCTCAGGTTCTTAGCTTGCTTGGCACAGACAACTCTCACATTGGTAAGGTTACAAGAACAGTCACTATTGGTGGCTCCACAGAAGAGGCAAAGCTGTGGAGAATGCAAGACATTCAAAAGGACCACAGAGCAGTAAATCAGATTCTAGAAAACATCTCTGTGATGGGTTCTCCAAAGGGGTCGTTCCTACAGTCTTTGACTGCCGAAGAGATTTCACGTTCACAAAAAATTGGTCTAGAGGATGCTAGAAGAGAGCTTGCAAACATTCAAGCTGGGGGTCACCCAACTAGTAGAGCTGGATATCAGGTACTTAAGGGAATTGCTGACATTACTGCGAACAAGTTCCCAACCAAGGCAACTGGGGTTAGAGCAAAGATTCTTTCTGAGCTTCTAGATTTCAGATTTAAGGACAAGACTGCTGGATCTTATTTCAAGGCACTGGAGGCAAAGAAACTAACTCTTCCAGCAGATGACAAGATTACGAGCCGAGGAATTGCTCAGCAAGACAGAAGAATTGCTACAGCAAATCAACAGCTAGCTCTTTTGCCATCAGTTAAGAGGCCAGCAAAGAACCCAACCACTAAAGTTCAAGCTCCAAAGCTAACCAGGGGTTCTAAGCAACAAGCAGCAATTAGTATGGCTCAGTTGCTAGGTAAAAGGTATGCTAGCGGTGTTGTTTCTGTTCCTGGACCAAAGGGTGCTGGCGATGTAGTCCCAGCCATGCTGTCTCCAGGAGAGGCTGTAATCCCTGCCAAGATGTCGGAAAAGTATGCTCCGCTAATTAGCAGCATGATTTCGGACTCAGTTCCTGGCTATGCCCAGGGTAGACAGCGTAGAAACCGTGCTAACTTTGGAAACAACTATGGACCAATAGCACGTGGAGAAATGACTCCACCAGTATCTCAAACACAGGTATCAGCTTCAGTTGCAAATACTCTGATGGCATCTATGAAGTCTTCCAGAGTTAAGACAGCATTTGGCAACATTGCTACCTCTGTAGGAAACTCAATTAGCTCAGGTTTGTCTAGTATCAAGGGCAAGATTATTGACGCAGCATCCTCTGCAAAAGAAAAAATGTCGGGTGCCAAATCACCTCAAGCAGGGCAAATTGTTCAAACTGGAAACAGGTATTATGAGATAGGTGCGGATGGCAAGAAGCGTCCAATAAAGAAGGCCGATGCCGTGGCCAAGCAGCAACAGCAGGCTAAACCTAGCCTAGGAAGCAGACTCAGTGGTCGACTCGGAACCGTGGGCATGGTTGGTTCTACTGTTGGCATGGGTATGATGATGTCTGGTGACCCAAATATGCAGCAAGCTGGAGGAGCTGTTATGGCAGCCTCTATGATTGCACCACTGCTGCCTATGCTAATGAACCCAATTGGTCTTGCAGTAGCAATGCTTGCAGGTCTCGCAGCGACCGTGGTTCTTCTTAACCAGGCATACAAAGAAAATGTTAAAAAGACTTACGAGCTGACCATGGCAGTAGGTGGCTCAACCAAGTCTATTAGAAAGCTGTCTGAGTTTACTGGAAATGTGACCGCTGGCGAAATAATGGATAAGCGTCGCTCCAAAGGGGTGGATATTTTCCAGGTAGCTGCAGGTAAAACTGGCTTTGGAGACGCATTCTTGCAGTCGGAAGCAGGTCAAGCACTCAAGGCATCTCTTGGAGAGTCTCTCAAGACTAATGGCAGAGAGGCAGCTGCAACTAGCCTAACAAACCAGATGGCCACAGCTGTTGCTTCTGGTGCCCTATCGGCAGGCCAGGCAAGAGATATTGTAGCTGCAATTGGAAAAGAGATGGACGATTATTCGTTCTCAATTGGCGTTAATTCAAAGCTCTTGTCGGTTCTTGGTCCAAACGGCGAGAACCTTTTGACTGATCCTCTACAGGTACGCCTAGACTTGGTAAAAAGCTCACAGGCAGAAGTTAAAAAGTTTGGAAAGGTTTGGGACGAAGAGGTAAACCTAGACATTGCTAATGATCTTGATCAAGGCGGTTTTGCTGGCTCTGTTGCAGCTATTGCTGGATCGGTGGCTTTAATCTCAACAGCAATGGCAGGGTTCACTGCTGGAACAAGCCTTATCGTGGCTGGTCTCGCTGCTGCAGTGGCAGGTACTGCAGCATATTTCTCTACAGCAGAAGACTTCTCTAAGGACGCAGCTGCAACTGGTGCTTTTGTTGCAAATAGTGCTATTGCTTTGCAGACAAACAAGGAAATGGTAGACTCTCTCCAGATTCAATATGAGCAAGAACGTGCAATAGCCCTAGCAAAGAAAGATTCTGCCGAAGTCTCAAGACTAGATCTTCAGTATGCAGAAGACAGGCAGGCACTTCTTTCAGAGTATGCTACAACCGTAAAGTCTATTCAAGACACGTTTGCAACAGCAGACAACCAGCAGTCAGTTCTTGATGAATACGAGACCCTTACCAAAGAAATGTATAAGGATGACCCACTTAGTGGCAAGATTTTGGAAGGTATTGAGTCTCAGCTAGACGCTCTTACAGATGACAAAGAGGTCGTTATTAGAGCAGCACTTCTTTCAAAGGACCTGTCTCCAACAGCTGCTCAGGCATTGCTTAGTGGTGAAAATATTGATAGGAATGTTTCTCTATACGTTAAGCTGGGTGGATCTGGGTACTCTAAGCTAGAGCAAACCGTAGCTCTATTTGATGAAGGTTCAAAGACCAAGGACGCATTCAGAGACAAGGTAAATTCTTTTGTTGACCCAGTAGAGGCAGAAAAATTTGTCGCAAGCTTTGACCCAGTTATACAGTCACTGTCGGCAATGGGAGAAGGCACCCTCTCTGCTGGACTGGAGTTTTACTTTGCTAACCCAGAAGCCCTTGATGAAGCTAACGCCCAAATTGCTGAGTTTAAGAAGCAGGCTGACAAGGGGCCAATTACCCAAAAGATGATTCAAGAGGTCTATGGTCAAGAGATGGTAGACAAGATTAAGACCAACCAGGCTTACTTCGATACCTTGCCAGATGATCAAAAGGTTGTTTATACAACTGTTCTTAAGATGATTGGAGAAATGGACCCAACAGCAAAGATGATTGCTGCAATTAACTTTGTTAAGAGTGGTAAGGGTGCAGACCAGTTTAAGAAAATGACTGGCATGGATTATGCCACAGCATCAGCTTCTGGAACAATGAGCTACGAGTGGGTAAATAGCAAGGCTGTTGAAGTGTTTGATACCTACGGTGCTGAAGCGGTAACAACTGCAGGAGACACCACAACCAAAACTTCTGCACCACCAACCACCAATAATTCGGGTGGCAAGAAGGATGACCCATACGAAGACATTCTGCGTGACCTAAAGAGACTAAGAAACTGGACCATTAAGACTGCTGGTGGCTTTAAAGAGCTGCAACGTGTAATGGGCAAGTCTAACAATATGAAGATTCTTGGTGGTGTAGAGTCTAAGCTTCTAGAGTCTACTGCAGGTATTTCTGCACCACTAGCAAGCTACTTCGCTGGACTTGACGAAAAAACTCAAAAGCTGTTTTTCAAGATTGGTAAGGATGGCAAACTTGTTCTAACTAAGCAAGGCAAGTACTTCAAGCAAGCCTTTGACGAGAGAGCAGTTGGAAACGTATATGTTGGTTTGCAGGGGCAGCTAAAGACTCTGAAGCAGCAAAACATTGCAACTAAGAAGCTAGCAGACATGGGTCTTGATTGGGCTACCGCATCAGAGATGGCTGGCGACGCAGAGTTTGCAGCAGCGGTAGCTAGCGGAAAGAATGCTACAGAGCTACAGAAGATTGTAAACCTGAAGAAGCAAGAGCTAGAGCTTACAAAGAAGAGCAACGCCTTGCAAGAAGCTAGAATTGCAATTGATGAAAATAATGAGCAAACCAAGCTAAACGATCTTATTGCTGCATACTCATTTGACGATCAGAAAGCTATTATGGCTAGCTCTCAGCTCCAAGAGCTAATCAAGACAGGTCAGGCAAACACAGCAGAGTTCCAAAGACTTCTGGCACAAGAGATTAAAAAGATTATCGACCAAGACTTTAGGGCAGCAGCAGATGCTCTAAAGCAAGCTGTCAAGGACTTTATGGCACGTGCAAGGGCAGAAAGAACTGTTCAGTCACAGTTTGGAAAGTCTTCCCCAGTAGTCGCATCGGTAATTCAGTCAGACCAGCAGCTAATGGATATGATTACCGCTGCACAGACAGCAGGTAAAGAGCTAGGTCAAGAGTTCTATGATAGACTACGCCAGCTTCTGTCAGATCCAGATACACTTGGTCAGGTATTTGACGAAGGTCTTAACAAAGCTTTCTCAGCTTTTGACGCACAGGAAAAGGCAATTGAGCTTAAGTTTGAGGCAGACACCAAGTTCTTGACTGATCCAGAAACTGGAGTCATATCAGTAGCACAGCGTAAGATTGCAGACCTAGAGTATGCTATCGATGATTACAACTATGGTCTTGAGCAGATTTCTCAAAAGGAAACAGAAATCAATGAGAAGTATGACGAAAGATTTAAGGCTCTGGATGAAATCCGCAAGGTAAACGATAGACTTATCGCACAAGAGCAAGCTCAGCTAAATGTTGCAGATGCACTTACTCGTGGTGATATCGCTGCAGCAGCTAGAGCAGTGCAAGACTACAGAGCAAAGCAGGTTGCTACCAATGCAGAAGCACAGCGTGATGCTCTTGAAACCGCTAAGCAGAAGGAGCTAGACGCTCTCACAGCAACAGTTAATGGCAAGACTCTGACTCGCAAGCAGCTTGAAAAAGAAATTCAGACAATTAAGAACCAAATTCTTGAAATTGAAGAAAAGACTTTGGAGCCAGCTGAGAAGGCACTTAGAAACTTCACTGAGCAGCGTGACATCGCCATCTCTAACGTTACTGTTCTAGGTAAGACACGCCTAGAATGGGAGGGTATCCAGAACCAGGTAGCCATTGCAGCGGTTAATAACAATGCATTCCTCTCATCACTAATTGCTACCTTGTCAGTTGTAGAGGCACTAAAGAAGGCATACGGTGAGCTAGGAGGATCTACTCCAGGAAGCGTTAATATTGCAACTTCTCCAGCAGGAACTATTGCTAACTTTACTACTCCAGAAAGCTCAACAGCAGAGCCAAGCAGCGTAACGATTAACCCAAACCTTACCGCTGCTGCACCTGTAGTTACCGCAACACCAGAAACAACTACCGCTGCTCCAGTGGTCGTGACAACAGCAGCACCTGCAGCCACATCGGCACCAGCAAAGAGCACTACCGCAGCTCCTAAGAAAACAACTACTGCAGCACCAAAAAAGGTTAATCCAGCTTATACTACTGCAAAAAATGCAGTGGATAACTTAACAGATCAGCTGGCTGATGCAAGAGCTAAAGTTTCTAAACACTCAAACCTTCTTGCAGGTTTTGAGAGATCGAGAAATGCAGTACCACCAGCATATAGGTACACCTATGATGATGACATTGCTGCACAAAAGAAACTAATTTCTCAGTGGCAATCAACTATTAATTGGACTGGCAAGGCTTTGCAGGATGCACAGTCAAAGCTTGCAAAGACTCCACAATACCTTGCTATGGGTGGACTTGTCAAGGGCTTTAATACAGGTGGGTTTGTTTCTCAGGGTACTGACACTGTTCCTGCAATGCTAACTCCAGGAGAATTTGTTGTTAAGAAGTATGCAGTAGACAGCTTTGGAATGGATAACCTAAAGGCAATTAATAATGGCACATACCAGGGTGAATCAGTGTATAATTATGAAGTAAACATTAGCGTTAAGTCAGATGCAGATGCAGACCAGATTGCAAGAGCAGTAATCTCGCAGATCAAGCAGGTAGACTCGCAAAGAATTAGAGGAAATAGTTTTAATGGCTAGTATTAGTTACTTCTCTGGAAGAAAGCGTTATGGCAGACCACAAGCCATGCTGTTTTCTGATAACCCAGGAACACTACATGTAATAAACCAAGGCACAGAGAATGAGCAAAAGTTCTATCTTCCAGATGGCTTTGAGGTAGGAACTAACGAGCTAAACATTACTAATCCTGACCTGATTGACCAATTCATAATCCTGTCTGATGACAATAGGTCTGAAATTAAGTTTGCAACTGAAAGAATTGAAAAGCGTCAAAGAATGATTAATGGTAGAATGCGTTCATACCACATTGCCGATAAGCTAAAGATTGATGTATCTTGGGACATGTTGCCATCAAGAGCGTTCAGCTCTTTTGCATCTTTTGACCCAGAAACAGGTGAGAAGACTTTTGTAAGTGCAGTAGACAATGACAATAATCAGCTGACTCCAGACAAGAAAGTAAGCCCATTCGGCTCTCAGTTCTATCCAGATCAGCAGTATACTTCAGATGGTGGAGCTGGTGGTGTAGAGCTTCTTAAGTGGTATGAAAACCACCCTGGCTCATTCTGGGTATTTTTGTCTTACGACAAGTATTCAGCTTTTGACAACTCTCCGTTTAACAATCTTACCAAGTATAGCCAAGTTGTAGAGGTATTCTTTGACGAGTTTACATACTCTGTTGTTAAGCGTGGTAGGGCTAACCATGATTTCTGGAACGTATCGTTGACGCTAGAAGAGGTTTAAGTTGTTCGTAGATAAAGATCTCAAGAAGCACCTGGAAACTTCGTCGGTAATTAAGAACCAATCTCTTGTAACTGCCGAATGGAACATGAATATTGCTACCAACGTAACAAAGCTTGGAAACTATAAGTATCGACCATATGAAAATGTAGCCTTGCCTATAGGGCAAAGATCGGTATATGCTACTCTAAACAACGCTTTTGACCCCAATGACACAGGACTGTTCTACACTGGTGCTACAGACAGCGACATTATCATAGATGGTGGGTACGATAACTCAGATCAGCCAATGGCTTTTGTTAGGCCAAAGCAAAAAGAAAAGCTGCTATATTCTTTAGAGAGTTGCATTGAAAGATTTAGACCACGCTCAGGCATCAACAAGCTAAGGTGGTTTGACAACTCGTATTCTCATTTCACTAACTCTAACCTTTCTACTAGACCTAGATACTATATGGCTCATAAGGATGATCCATTCAAGTACTGGTCATCGTATAGAATGGACGGTACAGTCGAAAGAGGTATTGCAAACTCTTCTAGACAATTCTCTGGAACAAACTATATTGATGATGCAGCCCCATTCGTAGTATATTCATCACCAGTTCCTGCTAACAGACTAGTTGTTAAGATGCAGACAAATGTTGGCTCTACTAATCTAGGACCATTTAGCAATAGTTTTGGTGAGTTTGCAGACCCATTCTTTGGAGCAGAAAACATGTCTGTTCCACAAAGATGGAAGGTCCAGTACCTAAACAACGGCTCGTGGCAAGACGCAGTAGTCTTCAATGAATTCTCTACTAGAAATGACGGATCTTCTGTAATTGGCCCTGATGGCTATGTTGAGCTAGCATATGGACTAATCATTCCAGAGCAATACAAGTCAAACTTTATTCTTTATGACACTATCTCTACTAGCTTTGCATTGCCAGCAGAGGCTCTAGAGGGTCAGGCCTGGCTTGTAGCGTCTGGCACCAATGACTCTGGAACTGTTCACGTATGGTCAAACGGCAGCTTTAAGTCTTTTAAGGCTAGATATGGCTGGTACTTGTTAAGTGAACCTATGGAGTCATCTCTAACCATGGCTACTAAGTTAGTCAACCCAGACCAATTTCATGATCCTGTATCTGCAAACATAGTGTATAGGGAGTTCCAATATGTTTCTGGAATTCGGGTAGTAGTTGACACAATGGTAAAGCCAGACTCTACATTTGACCTTATCGAGATGTCTCCAAGGCTTGCTGTAGACCTGACAGACAAAGTGTCTTCTTTTAATGTCACTAAGACAGCGTCTGACCTAGGAGTTAGTGGTCTTCCTGTTGGGCAGCTGCTGGCAGGTACTGGAGACGTAGACATTTTTGACTATGATATGGCATTCTCTAAAACTAACTCTTCTAGTATAATTGCAGACTACGCATCTCAAAGTGTTCAGATTAAATTTTACGAGACTATTTATGATGTTCCCCAGTATGACACTGCTGGCAATAACACTGGTCTAGCCAACTACTATGTCCCCCTAAAGACCATGTTCTCTGAGGGTTTCCCAACTATTGACTCTAACTCTAGAAACGTTCAGCTAAAGCTTAGAGATAAATTCTTCTACTTTGAATTTTTGACGGCACCGCAGATATTCATCCAGAATGTCTCTCTAAGCTATGCTGTGTCTACTATTCTAGATTACATTGGTTTCTCTAACTACACTTTTAAGAGGATGCCAGACGAAAATGAGCCAATCATTCCATTCTTCTTTATTCAACCTGAGACTTCTGTGGCACAGGTGCTGCAGGACTTGGCTATCTCCACACAAACAACCATGTTCTTTGACGAATACAACAACTTTGTAGTCATGAGCAAAGACTATATGTTGCCATCAAATGACAATAGACCACTAGATGTTGTGCTAGTCGGCAGCAAGGACTTTGAGTCGGATGGAGTATACTCTAATAAGGCAACCAATGGTGAGCTCCCACTAGCAAACATTATTGAAATTGCTTCACAGGATAATCAGGTATACAACGATGGCTCTATTCAGTATACGCATAGATATATTCAGCGTTCTATAGGAAAGCTAAGCCAGGCATCATTTACTGAAAAAGACCAGACCTGGATATACAAGCCAGCATTGCTTTGGGAAATTGCTCCACAAGACAGTCCAAAATCGGTTAACAATGAAGTGTCTTCAGTGTCTAACTACGCCCTGACAGCAGTTCCTCTGAACTCAGACTTGCCAGATCGTGCTCCAATTGTTTCTAGCAATCAGATTTTGTACAATACTATCGACCTAGGAGAAGCTGTTTTTTGGCTAGGCAGATACAATGGCTACCTATATGCTAACGGTGAGATTATTAGATTTGACGCTATCCAGTACACAATTCCTGGGTATGTTGCTGAAGATGGCACAAGCAACTTTTGGATTTCTAGCGTACGAGAATACCAACAGTACTTCTCAAACATTCCGTTTAATGGAAAGCTTTACCCGACAGGTCTGGTGAGAATCTATACAGAGCCACACTACGAGACTATTGGTAACATTACTCGTATGAAGAATGGCAATGTGGCTAAGCACGGTAGAGGACAGTTTGGTACTCCAGTTGTATATCACAATGCTGGCCTTAATTCCCACTGGACTGACAACGCCAATGTTCATGCTTGCAAGATGCAAACAGACTACTTGTTTGGTAACAAGGTGTTTACTGGAACTGCAGACAGCACAGTCGCAGGAGACTCTCCAGCGGTAGCAATTAGGTTAAATCGTACAGGAATTATCAAGAATTTCCTAAGTGCAACATTCAACTCCGAGTCTGAGCTAAGCTCTCTATACTCTACTCAGACTGGAACTGTTCAGTCTTCTGCATTAGTTATGCAGGGAGGAAGCTTCTTTAGTACAGAAACTCCTCTACAGTATATGTCTTACGTTCACAAGCCACTCAAGAACAACTATAAGCACTTTGGAACTAGAATGAGAATTGTTGGTAGGATTGAGAATGACTCTAACAATACGCAGACTGCGTCTGGCTCAATGTCATACTTTGTTTCACAAAATGCAACGCCAGACAAGACACCAGTTATTGGTGGTGGCTCAGGAGGTCTTGGAATCTTTGTTAATCCAGCAAAAAACACAGGCTACTTCTTTGAGATGATTGCTCTAGCGAGCACAAACATTGATGAGATTGACTCGGTAGCTGACGTAGTGTTCTACAAGGTTGTAGCATCTGGAAGCGAAGCAATCCCAATCAAACTTTGGTCTGGAATTGCTGGGAATAGTGTTGATGATGGTAACTTTGCTGGGCAGTATAGGGTTACTGCTGAAGAAAGACCATCAGTATACGATATCTCTGTAGAGTACCAGGATGTTGGAAAGATTAGAAAGTTCTATCTATATATTAACGGCAGTTTGGTCCAGATTGTAGATGATGCAGACCCACTTCCAATCTACAACAACATGGCTTTGTTCGTCCGTGGAACTTCTAAGTGTATGTTTGAAAATGTGTATGCCCTGACATCTAACTATGCTCAAAATACCGCTACTGCAGTCAACTTGCCATCAAATTCAGTCTTTGCCAATAAGGCAATCACGGTTAATGATACGTTTAGAAAGTATGCCTTGAGCGGTATGGTTGAGTCTTCCTACCTGTCAAACATTAGCCCATCTCAGCCACCATCGTATGATATGTACTTTGAAGAATTTGGGACAATCATGCGTGAAGCAGCATACATGAACGTTAAGTATGAGGTGTTCCCAGCACTAACTGCACAGCTATCTCCAACTTTTAGCAGCCTAAAGGGATATACAGTTTCTGGTTTTTCTGCTGGGGCATATGGAGCAGAGTTCCTAATCTTCAACACAACAGACGCACCAATAAGCCTAGATGAGACTAGCGGAAACTACCTAAGAATTCAGGGTGCAGCTATTACTCAAGAGTCAGAAAACGACCTAACTGTCGACGAGTATTTTGCAAAGACGGGTAGTTTTAGCGACCAAGAGCTATCTTCTGGAAACTCCGTGATATTCTCACCAGCTAGACAGCAAAAGCTGTTCTACGACATTAAGAACAGCAGAATTACTTATGGCAAGAATGCATTCTCGCTAGCTGCTCCCTATATCCAAAGCCACGACGAAGCTTGGAACCTCATGGGATGGCTAACAAAGAAGATCATGAAGCCAAGAATGTCTGTTGGCATTAAGATATTCTCTAACCCAACAATTCAGCTTGGAGATATTGTAAGCATTCACTATAGGGACAATAGCCAGGATGTAGTTATCCCTAGCGATAAAAAGTTTGTGGTGTACAATATTTCTCATACAAGAAGTTTGGATGGACCAGACATGACTGTATACCTAAGTGAGGTTGGTGAATAATGGTTGATGCAGTGCCAAATCTGCCCTTAGTTCAGGCCAACCTGTCTGCTGCTAATGGGGCAACAAAGAAGGCAGAGCCAGACAGAATTTTGATGGATAGTCAAAACATTCCTGTTTCTGCTATTCCACAGCTACTGCTTGAAAACATTGGTGGTCAAGAATTGCTTAGCTTGTCTAGGCACGACCTTGTCAATGGTCAGAGTGTTGTATACAGACCAATTAAGAACTTGTCTGATCTTGCTAATCGATATGGCCCACAGAACTTAGTCGCTCTGCAGTCACCTGGCAATGTTATTTTTAATAACTTTTCTATTAAACTTGGAGATAAGATTCCAGATGTTGGCACAGGTTTGTATGGTGAAACGGTATATATTGAAGAAGGAACAAATAACCTAATTATCAATGTATTTAACATGGCAGATGACGAGCAGGTAGAAGTAGAGATATTAGTCTCTGGAGCTATTCAAGATGATACAATAGAGGTTGGAGAATAATGATTACAGAAACTGGAAAAAATATCTTAGCCAAGTATATGATTGGCCAAGCCCCTGCATACGCATCATACCTTTCTTTTGGTAGTGGTCCAAAAGCCCTAGCCTCCGCTGAGCCATTCAACAACGATCCATCTACATCTGCTATGCAGTTTGAGATGTTCCGTGCACCCATTGTGTCTCGTGGTTATGTTACTCAAAATGTAACAGATGAGAATGGTGTAGTACAGCTTGACCTAGATGGCAATCCTATCAAGTATTCTGAGATTGTATTTACTGCACAGTTGCCCACAGATGAACGATATGAGATCACTGAGGTTGGAGTTTGGTCTGCAGGTGGTAATCCATCAGCAGGATCTAATGACAGCAGAATGCTATTTGCTTTTAGCGAATCTGAAAACTGGGAGCATCACACATCTCTTGCAGCAATTCCTGCAACAAAGATCGTAACAGCTCTTGATGCTGGTAACGATGAAAATACAATCGAAGTAACGGAAAAAGTCTTCCAGGCTAACTCAGACAACACAGCTCTAGATGCTCCAGTTAGGTATCAAAGAAATGAGAGACCAAGATTTCTAAACAACTCTTTGTTTTTGAGAGGAGATGTGTCATCGGTATCTGGCACTGGGTCATCTCTAACTGCTACTGGTGAGCACGTCCACCTTAATGGCATTACCCTGAACCTAGATAAAAATGCTGGTACTGACGAGATTCGCATAGCCTTTTCACTTATTAACAAGTTTTCAACATCAGAAAGCCCAAGCGACGTTAAGATTATTGTGGAGTTCTCAACACCAGAGACTGGAGAGGCTATTCAGTATGCTAGAATGAAGGCTCATCTTACAGCAGTTGCTGACGGATTTAGCACTAACCGCTATTTTGTAGTTTCCCAAAAGCTAGAAGATCTAGAGAAGAGTCAATCATTTAGCTGGGAGTCTGCATCAGTTGTAAAAATTTATGCAACTATTTTGGATGGTGGCAGTGCATCAGACGAGTTCTTCCTAGCATTCGACGGTATCAGACTAGAAAATCTAACAACCCAAAATCCACTATATGGTCTAGTTGGATATACTCAGGTTAAGACAGAAACAGGGTTGCCAATCATTAAGCAGCCAAACACCTCTAACCTGCTAGAGTTTAGGTTTGCAATGGATGTTGCATAATGGCAGACAAAAACATTAAAAAGGTTATTATTAATAAAGCATCTCTGCCTGCCCTGAACGGAGACTTGGAGAAGTACGTAGTTAGATATCGCATCATCTCTGAAGACCGTAACAGAATCTCTCACTGGTCTCCACAATTTTACATTTCGCCAAATCCTCTTGTCCCTGGATCAACAGACAACATCTCCATCGTTCAGGTTGGAAGTTCAATTGTTGCATCTTGGCCGCTTGAAGGTGACTCAGAGATTCCAGCATCTGATGTTTTCGTAGCTTGGGGAACCTCACCAGGCGTTGTGGGGGCATATGAGTATCATGCAACCATTACAGCCAACTCAACAACCATTCCAATCCCTGCAGGCAAGGTAGCCGTTGACATAAAGGTTCAGCTGGCGGTATACCCTAGAAAACTAGTAGAAGCTAGATTCATTGCAGAATCTGGTGTTCAAGCACTGGTTTAATGGTATAATATAATCACTATGTCAAGAGTTCCAGTTCCAGAGCGTGGTCAGCCATTAGACCTTTCGTATATTAGCATGCTTGCTGAGGCAATTAATGATATCTCAACACAGCTATCTCCATCAAACAACAGATACGTAACCATAGACACACCTGCTGACGGAAAGCAGAGCACTCTGTCTTCTGGTGTTAAGATCAATGCTGCCTACGTACAGGTTGCTAACAGCAGCACGGTGCTTGCTGGATCTGAGCAGACCTTCCAGTATATCTTCCCAGCTGAGTATAAGTATGCCCCAGTCGCAACTGCTACTCCTGTTAACGCTGGCGGTACTCCAGCAGGTCGAGAGATCTCCGTAATTCTTAAGAACGTTACAACCTCTCGTGTAGATGGTGTAATAAAATATAACGCCAGTGGTGACGTTACTATTGGTGTTAATATTATTATTGTAGGTATTCCTAACTAAAATGAAAAAAGGCGGACCACTCTCTAGGGGAGACTATAATTCCGCACCTGCAATAACAGGAAACAAAAAGGTGTGGTTCTTGAATGGTGACCTCGTAAGGATTCACCATATTAACCGATCAAACGGAATCATGTCAGTCTACAATATCATTCATGACAGGATTGAAAGCTGTTTAGTTAGTGATTTTAATAAGAACAAAGAGCGAGCTTACACTGTTGGTGAGACCGCTGCACTGGTAAATAGGCACAAAAAGTACATGCCAAACCTAATGAACCGTGGAGTTATTCCTTTCCCTATGGGTAGCCAAAAGGGTGGGGCAAGAGGCTGGCAAGTAAGAAGTTACTACTCAGAGTCGCAAGTTAGAGAAATTCGTGATATACTTGCTTCCTACCATATGGGCAGACCTCGTAAAGATAAGCTTATCACAAATGATATAACACCTTCTCCACAAGAGTTGACACGGAGAATGGGTGATGGTATACTGACTTATACAAGGACTGAAGACGGACGATTTATCCCTATTTGGTCAGAATCAATATAGTTTCTTGAAAGGAAACATGGGTATGGAAAACGAAAACACTAAAGTACGAGTTGCACTAGGTTATACTCTCAACCTTGGCAACTTCCAGTCGCTACGCATTGACATTGAGGTCTCAGACAATAAGCGTGATGGCGAAAACACCAACGAGGCATTTGAGCGAGTATACTCGTTCGTTGAAGACAAGCTTGCCGAAAAGGTCAAGGAAGCATCTCAGGAGATTGAGAGTAAGTAGTGGCAGATCGCAAAGACCGCATGGCTTTGCTGAGCAGATTTAATAAACACTACCAGTTTAAATACAACGTAAAGCCAACGTACAACCTTTGGGCAGAGCAGTGGGCTGCAGATGCCCTTATCGAATCTTATGGTTTGAGCACGTGCTATGAGCTACTGGAGTATTACTTTGAGTCTGCACAAAAGCCAGACTGGAAGTATTTCTCTAACTTTGCTCACGAAATCGTGTTGGCAAAACAAAACTATGAATCAGACAAAAAAGAGCGTGAGCAACGCAGACAACTAGCAAAGAAGTGGCTAAATGAGTAATGTAGAAGCAAAAGTAATATCAGCAGTTTTGCAGGATAAGCAGATTCACGTCTTGCTGCAGGCAAACGTTGAGACGCTCCTGCGTACTCACAACGACATCTGGAACTTTATTCGCCTATACTCAGAGCAGAATAATGCCTTGCCACCAACTAGTCTAGTGGTAGAAAAGTTCAGAGACTTCTCTCCTGTTGACGGTGTTGGAGCAACTAAGCATCACCTAGAAGAGCTGCAGGCAGAGTATCTAAACGATAGCCTTAAGGATATCATTCGCAACGCAGCTACTGAGGTTCAGTCTGGCCAGGGCACCAAAGCTCTAGAGGAGCTAATCCAGAAGACATCAGAGCTAAAGAAGAATACTGCGGTAATTCGAGACATCGATGTTACTGATATCGAGTCAGCTGTAGCATACTATGAGCATGTTCAGAAGCAGCAAGAGCTGGGCACAATTGGTATTAAGACTGGTCTCCCAGGCTTTGACAACTATCTTCCTGCAGGCATTATGCCAGGACAGCTTGGAGTATTTCTTGCTTATCCAGGTATTGGTAAGTCATGGCTATCGCTATATTTTGCGGTACAGGCTTGGAAGCAAGGCAAGTCTCCTCTAGTAATCTCTCTTGAGATGTCTGAGACTGAGGTTCGCAACCGTGTATTTACAATCATGGGTGAAGGTCTTTGGTCACACCGCAAGCTAAGCAATGGTCAGATCGACATTAACGATCTAAAGCGTTGGCACAAGTCAAAGCTAGAGGGTCGTCCAGAGTTCCACATTATTTCTAATGACTCTGGTGGAGATATTAGCCCATCGGTGTTGCGAGGCAAGATTGACCAGTATAAGCCAGACTTTGTTATTGTAGACTACCTGCAGCTCATGTCTCCAAACCAAAAGGCAGACAACGAGACGGTACGTATGAAAAACCTGTCACGTGAGCTAAAGCTTCTAGCAATTGCAGAAGAGGTTCCAATTATCGCTATCTCGTCAGCAACACCAGACGACATTACCAAGCTTGATACTGTGCCTACTCTTGGTCAGACCGCATGGTCACGCCAGATTGCCTACGATGCTGACTGGGTGATGGCTCTGGGTCGTGGAACTAACTCTGACATTATTGAGTGTGTCTTCCGTAAGAACCGTAACGGTTTCATGGGTGAGTTTTTGGTCCAGGTAGACTTTGACAAAGGCTGGTACAAATACAAAGACATGGAAGATATGTAGTTATAATATATGCATGGATACGCTTCACCACAAGCCAATACGGCGGTTTAACCTAAGTGGAAACATCTATGATGATTCTGCCATTGTGAGGCTGCGTATGGAGTATCTAAAGCTTCTGACACTAGAAATGAAGTTGCTAGGATACGTTCCAAGACTTGACATTAATCAAGACTTTACATTAAGATATAACGAGCAAACAAAATATTTTGAATTTGAGCTAAGCATTTATGGAGTATACGTAGGGAAGAAGAAGAGCGAATGGATATCAGGAATAGACGAAACAAGAGTGGTGCCTATACCGCAGATCAAATCAAGCGAGTTCTCGCAGGAGCAGGTATAAGCATTGAGTCCGAGGTAGACTCTGACTACATCATCTTCTGTCCATTCCATGGCAACCACAGAACCCCAGCAGGCGAAGTAGACAAGACTTCTGGCATGTTCTTTTGCTTTTCGTGTCACCATGTAACTGACTTAATCCAGTTAATTATGCATATGACAAATCGGACATACTTCGAGTCAGCACGGTATATCAAGAGTAAAGAGGATGGCTCTAATCTTGAAGCAGAGATCAATAAGAAACTTATTGTACAGCCAACGTACGTACAGTATGACCAAGTCCTAATTAAAAGACTCAACCAGCAAGCACTAGAATCTCCTCGTGCCATGCGTTACTTTGCAAGCAGATTCCTAACAGAAGACTCTGTAAAAAAGTTTGCACTTGGCTATTCTGAAAAGCAGGATATGGTAACTATTCCTGTACACTCTCCAGATGGTATGGAGATTGGTTTTGTTGGCAGATCGGTAGAGGGTAAGAGCTTTAAGAATACTCCTGGGCTACCAAAGTCTAAGATACTGTTCAACCTACATAGGATTAAAACGTCTAGCAAGGTATACGTAGTAGAGTCATCCTTTGACGCTATTCGTCTAGACCAGGTTGGATTCCCAGCGGTAGCAACCCTAGGATCCAACGTATCAAATATACAGATAGATCTTCTTCAGAAGTACTTCAATGATATCTATGTCATTGCTGATAACGATGAAGCAGGCGGTAATATGAGAGATAGGCTAGTAGAACGTCTAGGCTCACGTGTTAACGTTATACAACTAAATAAAGAATATAAAGACATTGGAGATATGGACGATGCAGCGATAAAAACTTTAGAGCAATCGTTTGACAAATCTATATCCTTGATGTTAAACTGATATAGCTAATTTACATAGCAAACTACTATAAGGAGAAATACAACATGAGTGTTATTAAGGGACTTAAGAACATCAATGCACTACTAGACAAGCCAAAGTATGACGAGAACACTGCAAAGGTTCGTTGGCTTAAGCTTGCAGACGGTCAGTCTGTCAAGATTCGTTTCGTCGAAGAGCTGGACGAAGATTCAGCTAGCTACTCAGCAGACCGTGGCCTTGCCCTCGTTGTCAAGGAGCACACCAATCCAAAGGACTACAAGCGTAAGGCTGTAGACACCATGGACACTGAAGGTCGTGACTGGGCAGAAGAGATGCACCGCAAGGATCCAAAGGCTGGTTGGCGAGGTCGCCTACGCTTCTACTGCAACGTTGTTGTAGATGATGGCATCGAGGCTCCATACGTTGCAATCTGGTCAATGGGTGTTAGCAAGCAGTCTGCATTCAACACTATTCGTGAGTATGCTATCGAGACTGGCAGCATCTCAAACCTACAGTGGAAGCTCAAGCGTAATGGTCAGGGAACTGAAACCAGCTACACCTTGATCCCATCAGCACCTGACACCCAGCCATTCGATTGGTCAAATGTCAAGCCTTTCCCACTCGAATCAGCATTGAACAAGATTCCATATGCTGAGCAAGAGGCATTCTACCTGGGCTTTGATGGCCCATCTTCATCCGCCACTTCCAACATCGACTGGTAAGAAAGGTTTTCTACGTTGAGTTACATTGGTTTGCACGTTCACACCCACTATTCTCTATTTGACGGCATCGCAACTCCAGCAGAGTACGTTGACCGTGCTCAGGAGCTAGGCATGTCAGCTCTAGCTATTACTGACCATGGTTCTCTATCTGGACACCGTGAGATGTATCGTGCTGCAAAAGAGAAGGGTATCAAGCCAATCCTTGGCGTAGAAGGCTACATAACTGAAAACAGGTTCGACCAGCGAGACAAAGAACAGAGACAGGGACCACTAGATCTCGTCTATAATCACATTATTATTCTCGCTAAGAACGACATTGGGCTAGAAAATCTAAACAAGCTCAATGAGATTGCGTGGACTGAAGGTTACTACAAGAAGCCACGTATCGACTACGAGGTGCTAGAGAAGTACTCAGAGGGGCTTATCGTCCTTTCTGGGTGCCTCTCTGGTGCCCTAGCCAAAGCCATCGAGGCTGAAGAATTCGCAGAAGCGAAAAGAATTATTGAGTGGCACAAGCGTGTCTTCGGAGACGACTATTACATCGAAGTAATGCCACACAATCCTGCAGAGGTAAACAAGCAGCTTCTTGCTCTGGCAGATGAATATGGAGTCAAGGCTGTCATTACACCTGACTGCCACCACGCTCACACTGGTCAGAAAGAAATCCAGGAGCTAAAGCTTATCCTTAACACCTACTCTAACAAGGTTCAGAAGGATGTCACATACGAGAAGTCAACTAAGTTTGATAATCTAGTAGATCGCCTAGAGTACCTGTACGGTAAGCGAGACATCACCTTTACAGAGTTTGACATCCACCTATTGTCTGACGATGAGATGCACGATGCCATGAAGGCTCAGGGTATCGATCGTGAAGACATGTATGAAGCCACCATTGAGATTGCTGACAAGATTAGCGACTATGGAATTAAGGACCACGCAAACCTTCTCCCAGTACAGTATCAAGACCCAGACGGTGAGCTATACAAGCTTGCTATTGAGGGGCTAACTCAGCGTGGTCTAGTAAACAAAGAGAACTACCTAGCACGTCTAGACGAAGAGCTAGAGGTAATCAAGGCAAAGAACTTTGGTCCATACTTCCTAGTTGTACGCAATATGATTTCTTGGGCTAAGCAAGAGGGAATCATGGTAGGTCCAGGACGTGGTTCTGCTGCAGGCTCATTGTTGTGTTATGCACTGGGTATCACTGACGTTGACCCTATTCAGCATGGCTTGCTGTTCTTCCGTTTTATCAACCCAGAGCGTAACGACTTCCCAGATATCGATACAGATATCCAGGACTCACGTCGTGAAGAGGTTAAGGACTATTTGGTACGTCAGTATCGTCACGTTGCATCTATCGCCACGTTCCTTGAGTTCAAGGACAAGGGTGTTGTTCGAGACATTGCACGTGTGCTCCACATCCCACTTACTGACGTTAACAAGGTCATGAAGGTTGTAGACACTTGGGACGACTACTGCACATCTAAGCAGGCTTCTTGGTTCCGTGAGAAGTACCCAGAGATTGAGATGTATGGAGACCAGCTACGTGGTCGCATCCGTGGTACAGGTATTCACGCTGCTGGTGTTGTTACCGCTAAAGAGCCAATCTTTAGATATGCACCAATGGAGACTCGTACGTCACCAGGATCTGGAGAGCGTATCCCTGTTGTAGCTGTAGACATGGAAGAGGCAGAGCGTATTGGTCTTATTAAGATTGACGCACTTGGTCTAAAGACCTTGTCTGTTATTCAGGACACTCTAGCTATCATCAAGGACCGTACAGGTAAAAAGATTGACCTGCTGTCTCTTAACATGGAAGACTCTAAGGTATACGAGATGCTTTCTTCTGGATTCACCAAGGGTGTATTCCAATGTGAAGCTACGCCATATACTAATTTGCTAATTAAGATGGGCGTTAAAAACTTTGCTGAGCTAGCTGCTTCTAACGCTTTGGTTCGTCCAGGTGCAGCTAACACCATTGGTAAGGACTACATTGCTCGTAAGCACGGTAAGCAGAATATCGCCTACCACCACCAGGTAATGAAGGCATTTACTGCTGAAACCTATGGCTGCATTCTTTATCAAGAGCAGGTTATGCTTGCCTGTACAGAACTTGGCGGTATGACAATGGCTGAAGCTGATAAGGTCCGTAAGATCATTGGTAAGAAGAAAGACGCTAAAGAGTTCAAGCAGTTCCAAGACAGATTTGTTGAGGGTGCTTCTAGATTCCTGTCTCCAAACATTGCAGAAGAGCTGTGGCACGACTTTGAGGCTCACGCAGGGTACTCGTTTAACAAGTCTCACGCTGTAGCCTACTCAACGCTATCCTACTGGACTGCATGGCTAAAGTACTACTATCCTCTAGAGTTCATGTACTCGTTGCTAAAGAACGAAAAAGACAAGGATGCTCGTACTGAGTATCTGATTGAGGCAAAGCGTATGAACATTCCTATTCGCTTGCCACATATCAATGAGTCTGACATTGACTTCAAGATTGAGGGTAAGGCTATCCGCTTTGGCTTGTCTGCTATTAAGTTTATTAGTGATAACATTGCAGAAAAGTATATTGCTGCACGACCATTTGCATCATACAAGGAGCTAGAAGAATTTACTTTTGGCAAGGGTAATGGTGTTAATTCACGTGCTCTACAGGCACTAAGAGTAATTGGAGCAGCAACATTCCCAGACCAGCCACGCAATGACGAAGAGATCCGTGAAAACCTGTACGAGTATTTGAATCTACCAGAGTTTAACATTACGGTGCCAAACCACTTCCACGCATTTATCAATGACGTGGCAGACTTTGAAGAAAAGGGTGTGTTTATCCTAATGGGTATGGTCAAGGCTATTAAGCGTGGCAAAGGCTGGTCTCGTGTAGAGATCCTAGACAAGACTGGTAGTGTTGGAATCTTCGACGAGGAGCAGACGGCTATTGAACCAGGTAAGACCTACCTGCTTCTTGCTAGCGATAATAGAATTACTAGTGCTATTCAGGTAGAGGACCTGAAAAAGTCTGAATCTTCGCTTGTCAAGTTCTTGAACTACAAGCAGCTACCTTACAAGGATGAAGAGATGTACGTTGTGTCATTTAGACCACGCATCACTAAGGCAGGCAAGAAGATGGCTAGCCTAACCCTAGCAGATAGCACCAGAGATTTGCACTCCGTAACCGTATTCCCAACGGCATTTCCAAAGGCATACATGAAGGTTAAAGAGGGCAACGCATACAAGTTTGACTTGGGCAAAACAAAAGATGGAACAATTATTATGGAGGACGTATTCGATGTTTGATGAACTAGCAGAACAGCTGCATACAACGGCAGTTGCAAAAGGCTTTTGGCCAGAGGATGTAGACGATATCTTTATTACTAAGCAGCTTATGATGATTGTGTCAGAGGCTGTAGAGGTAATGGAGGCCATTCGTAAGGATAAGGGTGAAGACCAGATCGCTGATGAAATGGCTGACATTCTTATCCGAACACTAGACCTATATGCAGGTCTGGTAGAGAATGGATATACTCGTGTATCACTCGACTACGCTCTCGACAAGAAGGCAAATATTAACAAGGACAGACCAGAAAGGCACGGTGTTCGCTTTTAATGACAACTATTGAAGAGGCTCTAGCACAGCTAGACCCAAAGATTAGAAAGCGGTTGGGACCAGCTATCGGAATTAAGACAGAGTTCCAGCCTACACCAAGCCCAGGATTGAATCGTGCACTAGGTGGTGGATTCCCATACGGACGACAGGTTCTGCTATGGGGTAGCAAGTCTAGTGCGAAGTCTTCTCTTTGCTTGCAAACAATTGGCATGGCTCAGAAAGAGGGCAAGCTCTGTGCTTGGATTGATGCTGAGATGTCTTATGATGAAGAGTGGGCTAGACGACTTGGTGTAGATACTGAGCAGCTAAT